GTCCGTATATTATATCATCTTAATTTCTTTCTAAATTTATTTGTTTTTGTATATGACATCTATAATCAACTTCTCAATATAATAAAAAATTATTAATTTTAAAAAATACTTAATATTTACTTAATATTTACCTAATATTTACTTAATATTTACCTAATATTTACTTAATATTTACCTAATATTTACTTACCTGCCTTCTTTACACCAGCTTTCTTTGTTTTTGTTTCAACTTGTTTTACTGGTTCTTCTACAACTTTTACAGGAGGACTTGGCTCTTCTTCTTCCTCTTCTTCTTCTTCTTCTACATTTTCAAGTGCTTTAGCATCATCATCATCATCATCATCGTCATCTTCATCTTCATCTTCTTCTTCAGGAGGAGGAACTTTTACACCAGCAGCAACTGGTTGCTTTTCTACAACAGTTTTCTTATCAACAACTTGTTGTTTTTGCGTAATTTTTGCGATTACATCACTATCTACAGAAATATCATCTTCGTCATCATCTTCATTTGTGTTGACCAATTCATCATCACTATCAGCAACAAATGTAATTTTTGAAGTATTAATTTGCTGAAATTTTGATGATACAATTTTCCAACTACATCCAAACATACCAGCTGAAAACCAAATTCCACTTAATTGAATAATAAATTGCGCTTTTCCACCCTTAAGATTTGACAGAATGTCATTAAAATTGATTTCATTATTTTCCATATCATAACAGTCAAACTCAAACTTATTTTCAAGAGAATTATAAGGAATTTTTGCCTTGAATGTTGGCGGATATTTATTAGCATATTCTCCAGTAACCTTATCTTTGTCGTGCTTTACAATTGGAGTAAACATATTTGATACAACTTCCTTATTGCCACTGTAGTTATTCTTGAACCATACAAGGCGATTAGTAAACGCATCATCAATAATCTTTCGTTCCAATTCTTCCATCTTATCATGAAATTGCTTAATCTTAGGATTTTCATCCATACCTTTAAACGATACAGTAATATCATATTTACGCTCTTCATCTTTCCTTGCTTCATCCTTCTTAATAAACTGCATATTATCATTTACTCCATAAGGAATATTAAGAATAGGCGTTTGAAGATTTACTTTAGCACCATTATAATTAATATAAATAGACTTTGCTCCAGATTTCATAATCTTCAATTCTGAATACTTGAGCTTGTCGACATTAAAGTTCTTAGCGAGGAGGACGTTCATTATTGTATATATAACTTGGTTAATCTTTATATAAATAAGCCAAGACTATCAATTTTTATTTTTTAAATGAGAATTAAAAATAAAAAATATATTATTTTGGATTAATTAATTCCTAATATATAAATATTTAATATAATTATGGGATCCCAGAAAATTTTGACTAATGAGAAATTTAAATATAGTAATAAAGAATTTCAAATATATAAGACAAAAAAAGGAGTGAGACTAATTAAAATTAATAATAATTATATAAATATCAATGATATATCTTCTATTAATAGCAAAATAGCTGAAAAAGAACATAATGATATTATAGCAGAAAATATATCTGAATTAACTAATTTAGATATCAATGATATCAGTTATATCAATGATAGTATTGATGGCGAAGAATATATAATTATATAATTTATGGTATATCAATTCTTTTTACTTTAAATGATAATATAATTAAAAATGTTAAAAGTGATTTTGAGAATTCAGCAACATGAATATTTTCTAATCCATAGTAATTGTCATATTCAATTGCTGCTTTATCAATTCCATAGCATACAAGCATAGTATTCATATCATATTTTGAAATTGTACCCATTCGGTCTTCTATAAAGTTAATTAAATCTTGAATTAAGAATACACTATCATTATTGTAATTGCTATCACAATAGCACATATTATCATATGTACTTTCGCACATATCATATATACTTTCGTGAATATTATCAACCATCACACATTCATACATTTTAAGTTATCAAGCTCTTTATATTATATAATAAGGTATAAATATTTATCATTTTTTATATAATAAACTTATAAATAATAAAATTATAATTTTATGTATGTAAAACATATTGTAATAAATATAAAAATACTACTAATATAATTATATTAGTATTTGCATTGAAATTTGCGAGATATGAAGCAATTAATCCAGACGCTATAATCATAACGCTATCAGCAATAATAGCTTTATATGATACTTCGTCGGCATAATCCTTAAAAACATCAATAATGTTATTAGATTTTCGTGGTATTATAGTAATCATTAAATAAAATAAAATGTCATGAGTAATTTGTATTACTAACATTACTAATATAAAATTTATTATTGAAAATTTATTGAATATATAATAGTATATTGCTCTTGCTATGATTACAACTAAAAATATTACAAGAACATCTGCTATTACAGCAGACAATAAAAAACGTTGATACCATAGCTTTAAATATTTACCTAACATATTTGAATATGATAAAACTATTCCTATAAAATCAACAATAAGTATTGCTGTAATAATTGGTAAATAATCATTTATATTGTTAAAGCGTGATATATCTTTAAACATAACTCTGTATTATTTATATATAAATATTAAAAATTGATAATATAATAAATATATTATATATAATAATTATTATAATCATTAAATATTATTGAATACTATGAAAAAAATTAAAAATGAACAATGGTCTGTTAAAGAACTTGTATCTAAAATCCATAATGAAGATATAAGTAAGCCACAATTTCAAAGAAAAAGAAAATGGGATATACAACCTAAAAATGAGAATATCCCAAATGTAAAGGCTTACATACAATTCTTATATAATAATGAAAATAGTGTTCACGCGATTACATTTGGACAGATAACAACGGAACGAAAGATATGTTTCTCAAATATTGATGGAAATAATAGAATTAATGCCATTAAATATTTTATAGATAAACCATTTGAAATATTTAAAGAATATTTGAAAGATTTATTTGATTTGATTAATGATTTATCTTTAAATAATGATGATAAGAAGATATTAGAAAAGATTTTTTATGAATTATCTTACAATGAAATTATTAATTTTAAGTATAATTATTATTTTAATAATAAAGGCTATGACGATTTATATTTGAGAATAAAGAGCTATAGAGATGAATTTGAAAAAATAATTGAAGAATTACAAATAAAATTAAAAATCAAAGGGTTAGATAATTTTGACTCAATTGTAAAAATTAATGTAAATCTATTTGAAGGATATACAACTGATGAGTTATGTAAAATATTTGTAGATATAAATAAATATAATAGTAAATTAACAGAAACCGAATTATTAGGTTCTCAACTATTTAATGAATGTAATTTTGATATTATTGATAATATATTTAAAACAGAATTAAAAAAATATATTAAAGAATATTATAAAATCAAAGCAGATGGCGAAGCTTTAACATGTTATAATTATGATGATACTGAACATCATATTAACGCTCATGAATTTATTGTTGGATTTCAAAATTTATGTAATAATAAATATCCAAAAGTTATTGATATAAATGATGAAACAGATGGATTATCTTTATTTTATAAATTATGGAGAATTATATATGGTAGCTATGATATAACATTTACAACAGAAAATGTTAATGATTTTATAGATAAAATTATGTATTCTTGTAATATTTTTAATGAAACAATAGAATCTATATTTATTGATAAAATTAATGATAAACTATTTAATAAATCATGTAAAAATATAATAAAAACTTTAAAAAAAAATAATTTGTTTGTTATAATAAGTTCTATAATTGGCTTCAAAAACAAAAATACTGATATATCTATTATATCTAACCATTTAGAAAAAAGCCTCCTTTACCATTTTATGGTAAGAGAGTTAAAATCAACAGATGATAAGGATGATTTTAAAATTTCAGATTCACTAACATATAATGCTGGAGGTTCATATATAGATAATAAAGCAAAACAACTATTGTCTTATCCTGAGAATATAAGTAACAAATTGACAGAAAAATCATATATTGATTTATTAAATAAATTATTTAGCGAAGTTAATAATCCACATGAAAGAAAACTTGAAAATGGAAATAATATGAATGATAAACGTAGATCTTTAAAATTCTTTGAAAGAATCCTTATGGTCTATTATTATAAAGAAAGAATGCCATGTAATTTATTAAATAATGATTTTAGCATTGAACATATTTGTCCAAATAGTAGTGAATGGGAAGGAATTTTAGACAAAGACAGAACAGGTAATTTAATCCCTATTATTTCAAAAATTAATAGTTCAAGAGGAAATAAACATATAAATGAATATTCAAAAACAGTGGAAGGAAAACAATTTTGTGAATTTATTAAAAATATTATACCAAAAAATAATGTATATGATAAAATTATTACTCATAAAAAAAAACCATTCATTATAAATAATGACTTATATAATAATATGTGCGATGTAAATGAAGAAATATACACTCAAAATTTTATTGATTGTATTTTCAAAAAAAAATAAATATCTAATAGTAAAAACAAATTACATACATATATAACATACTTATTTCACAAAATCATAGAGACTATCTGGAGTTAATACAAAATGATTTGGGTCATAGGTATGGCTTCCGTAATATTCATAGTATCCAAAATAGTCAACTATATAGAAATATTGGTTACAATAATCTAAAAATTTTTGAATGTCAAAACTATCTCCTTTCCAATTCTCATAATTATAAATATATTCTTTGAATTCAAGAACAATAAGTTCTCTAAAACCATCAAGTACATTCTCATTTTCGTTCTTTAACTCATCTATAATATCATCGTATTGATTTATAATATTAAATTCATTTTCATCAACTTCATTAATATTCTCTTGAATTAAATACGATTTTTTGTTATTATATATTATGCTGTTAAATACAATATCAAATATTTTATCAAAATAATTACGTGCCTTAAATCTGTCAAATGATAATATTATATTTTTGTTTAAGCTCGCGGTTTTACAAATACAAGATACAATTTTTGCTTTTTTGATAGCTATATCAACAAATACTTTATCATTTGTAAATATAATTTCACTAATAAGTTCATAATTAATCTGGTCAGCCATCTTTGTTATTGTCTGCTTTGCTTGCTTTACCGTTTTGTTATTTTGGTTGCTTGTCTCTTTGTTTGGTTCTTAAATAATAAACAACCAAGATCTTCATCATTTTTTATAAAAATAATTGCAAAAAAGAACAAATTTATTTTACACCTTTGGACATTTAAAACGCCGATATTAGTATTCAGGTTTAATAATTATTTAAAGATAATATATTATTATCTAATATATATATATATGACCAACATAGATATTATTCCTTGTGCTATAAATAACAAAAACAAGCAAATAATATCTAATCCTATTACATGCCAGTTTGAAAGTCGTAAGATGTTTGGCAAAATTTTTTCAACAGTATTAGGATTAAATAGAACTTCTATTACTACCTATTCAAGCCATAACAATATTTCCGCTCTTAAATCGGCATTTTAAATGTCCAAAGGTGTATAAAGTCTAAAAGATTATAGAAATAGTTAAGAACCTATAACCTTTCGAAGTTCTCTAACATATCCTGAGAGCAACTTCGTGCATTCTATCGACTTATAGAGAAAAGAATAAGTATTTAAGTATTACTGTGTTATACTATTATATTATAAAACACAGATGCTTTATTTTGACATTGGAGCGAATATCGGGAGGTGGGCGATTGATAATCTACATCACAACCATACTCATAATCACCATACCAACAAAGTCATCGCATTAGAACCTATTCCGAAGACCTTTGGGATGCTACAATCGAATACCACAATGTATTCTGAGGTAGTCTGTTTGAATTATGCGGTATGTAATAATAACGGCGAGGATGTAGTCTTCTATGATGCTTTGGATATACATACGTTATCGACGTTAAACTTGGAATGGATAACGGATAACAAAAGCAGGTTTTGTGATACGCCATATAAAAAAATCACTTGCCCTACCATCACCATCGATACGCTCATAAAAACGTATGGCGTCCCTGACCTTATCAAGATTGATGTAGAGGGAGGAGAATACGAATGTATAACATCTTTGACGCAAAAAGCCAACGTGCTATGTTTCGAATGGGCGTCTGAATTGGATGACGTGAGTTTCAAATGCTTGGATTATCTGTTTAGTCTGGGATATTCTAAGTTTTATTTACAATTTGAAGATAACTATGTATTTCGCCCCAACGAAGGCGATTACTATGATTTAGAAACGATAAAGGCACGGTTGCTACAAACAACTCCTAAAAAAGAATGGGGTATGATTTGGTGTATGTAATACGAAGACGTATGTAATACGAAGACGTATGTAATACGAAGACGTATGTAATACGAAGGCGTATGTAATTAGTCTATCTCCGCCTTTTGCTTATCGTCGCTCGTGTCATTTATTTTTACATTTATTACTTCGGTTTCATAGAAGTAATAGAATTGTTTCAGTTGTGTAAGCATTGTATGTATGTCTATAATACCTTATTTTTATATATATTTTTTTGGAAAAATGATATAATATTATTTATATAATAATAGAAATAGGAAAATGAAGTTTGATATCGAGGCAATCAACAAAGACCCTATGGGATTTATAAAGAAGAACAAGAAGGCAGACGTCATCGAACTGCTTATTAAAGCCGACGACGCGTTTTTCAACAACTACGAAGATGACGACGGGGTGCTTAAAGACGACATCTATGATATTATTAAAGACCATCTGAAAACCAAGTATCCCAAGGACAAATACTTTAAACGTATTGGGGCTGACGTGAAGAACAAGGTGGTTCTCCCGTATTATATGGGTTCGCTCAACAAGATTAAGGATAGCGAGGAAGAAATCACGAAATATAAGGCGAAGTTTCCGGGGAGTTATAGGATAAGCGATAAATTGGACGGTGTCAGTTGTATGCTCGTATATACAAGCGGTAAAATCAAGATGTACACGCGTGGAAACGGCACAGAAGGGCAAGATATATCGCATCTTCTGAGTTATATGAAGAATCGTATTATGCGAACGCTATACGGTGATGAACTTCAAATATTCGGGCTTTACGACAATACCGAGATTGCGGTTCGTGGTGAATTAATTATTTCAAAGGAGAATTGGGAAGAACTGGGAAAGATGGGAAAGCAAGGTGCGAACCCTCGCAATACCGTGGCGGGTGCTATCAATAGCGACATCATCAACAAGGATATATTGTCAAAGATAGATTTCGTGGCGTATTCACTCGTTCATCCGAAACTCATCGACGGAATTGACAAACTTGGAAATATGCCAGAGTTTAATACGGTGTATAGCACTGGAACTCGTTTAATGACATTAGAAAACCTCTCGAAAATATTAGAGAGACGCCGTGCTGAAAGCGAGTATGTAATTGACGGTATCGTGATAGAAGAAACAACCAAATATTACGAGATTGAAAAAGGCAAGAACCCCGAACACGCGTTTGCCTTTAAATCCATCCACACGCTCGAACAGGTTGAAGTTATCGTATCCAAAGTGGAATGGAACGTATCAAAGGATATGTATATGAAGCCGACAGTTATGTTTAATGAAATCGATTTGGACGGTGTCAAGATTAAACAGGCGACTGGGTTTAATGCCTCGTATATCACAAAGAATGTTGTAGGACCCGGTTCGCGAATCATCATCATACGCTCAGGGAACGTTATTCCGCATATACATAGCGTTCTTACACCGTCCGCGAACGGTTCTCCAAGTATGCCCGGGGTGGAAGGCGTTAATTACAAATGGAACGATACGCACGTGGATATCATTATGCTTAACAAGGATGGTGATAAAAACCGCGACTTTGACATTAAAAACCTAATCTATTTTATGAAAACCGCGAATATCGAGAATATGGGACCCGGAAATATAGCGAAGATATACGATGCGGGTTTCGATGATATCAAGAAGATTGCGAACATCACCAAAGCGGACTTATTGACAGTCGATGGATTCAAAGAGAAGACCGCGACGAACCTCATTAACGCCCTTTCTGTTCTAAAAGATATCGATTGCTTAATCTTGATGGATGCCTCGAATATTATGGGACGTGGTTTCAGTTCTAAAAAGATAAAATTAATTACCGACACTTACCCGTCGATACTAATGCACGATAAAAAGAACCGTAAGATAACTGCCGAACTGACGCTAAGCGACTTAATGAGTGTGGATGGTATCGCCGAAATATCCGCAACTTTGTTTTTAACGAATCTGCCTAAGTTTTACGACTTCTATGATAACTTGGGAATCAAATGTAAAGGCACGTCTGGTTCGCCCAGTTCGGCGAAGTCCGCGGATGCTGCTACAATCCAGAATACAAATATATTAGGCAAATCCTTTGTTTTCACTGGGTTTCGCGATAAGGACTTAGAAGCCTACATAACACGGATGGGCGGTTTTATAAAGACGTCTGTGAGTAAAAATACCGACTATCTTGTTGTTGCCGATTTGAATGACAATAGTGGCAAGGTAGAGAAAGCGAAAAGTTTAGGCGTTCCCATTATACTTCGGGATAACAATGTGTTTGATGAGCCGAAGCCAAAGCCTTCGCAGCCTTCGCCACGTCGTATGACGCCTCCGCTGCTTCCTCCACCTGAACCTAAGAAAGCGAAGCCAAAGAAAGAAGCGAAGCCGCCAAAGAAAGCGAAGGACGCGGATGAGCCGAAGCAACCTAAGAAATGTCCCGATGGTAAGGTGTTGAACCCTATAACAAACAGATGTATCAATATCCCGAAGCCGAAGAAAGCGAAAGACGCGAAGCAGCCGAAGCAGGATGATGTGCCTATACCGATACCGTCGCATCATTCTCCGATACCGTCGCATCATTCTCCGATACCGTCGCATCATTCTTCCAGTTCTTCCAGTTCTTCCATTTCTCTACTGGATTCGCCATCTTCGATACCTTCCATATTCAAGGATGTGCCAAGTGGCGAAGACCGATTCACGCTCATAACCTTTCAGAATCAATTTCGTCCCACAGGAGGCAAGGGTGTCAAAGTTCTATTTGCCGACCTCGACCATACGCTCATAACACCGAAAGGGAAGCACGTATTCCCGAAGACGCTCGACGATTGGAAGTGGAAAAACGATGCTGTCGTTCCAAAACTGAAAGACATGTATAATAAGGGGTATGAGATTGTGATTGTTAGCAATCAAAAGAAGATGTCTGGGGACGACGTGAAGACCAAGGCAACGATGATATACGATGACTTGAAACTACCCTTTGTGTTTATATCGGGACATAGCGATTTGTATTATCGGAAACCGCAACTCGGGTTATGGGAAATGTTAATTGAATATGTATTTAAAGACGCGAAGAATATTGATATGCCGTCGAGCGTATTTATAGGCGATAGCGAAGCGGACTTATATTTCGCCAGAAACACGAAAGTCAAGTTTATACATACGGATTCATTCTTCTTAGGCATTCAAGATGCGAAGTTTGCGAAGATTGAAGACGCCGAGCATCCGCTAACAAACTGGGTGTCAGGCACATCGCATAACCTTCCGTCGCTACGTTCTTCGACGAGACACCTTGTCGTGATGGTTGGCTCTCCCGCAAGTGGAAAGTCTTACTATTCGCACGAACTCGAAAAGAAGGGGTTTCTACGCATCAACAAGGATACTATGAAGACCGACAAGGTGATTGAGAATGCTTTTAACAATGGAATAAAAGAAGGGCGAAACATCGTTATCGACAACACGAACCCGACGAAGGAGGCGAGGGCGAAATGGATAACGGTGGCAAAGAAGGCATCCTATCACATAACGATTGTATGGATGAACTTCCCTATCTCGGTGGTTGAATATCTGGACAATTATAGGATTGCCAAGTATAAAAGTCAGGATTATCACGTTCCGATGGTGGCGATGCGAGTATATTACAAGAAACTCGAAGCACCTACGCAACAAGAATGCGACACGCTCTTAGAAATAAAGACGATTAACGCGGACGATATGCTAAGCGTATGGGTATAATTACGATAAAAATAAAATAATAAAATCGGTATGTAGAGATAAGTTAAATGCCTCCTGTTTTTTTACAGAACTTTACTAAGATGTATGAGGCGACTATTGCTTTACATAAATGTATTACCATAAAATGTAAAAAAGAAGAGCAATCGGAGCAATCGGAGCAATCGAACAAAAGCAAATATATCGTTGAAAAAGAAAAGTTAATGCTTGACTTTTCAAAAAGGATGGAGGGTGAGAATGAACGATATAAAAAGGATAGAAAAATGAAAGACAAGAATAAAAAGGATAGAGTTCGAGGGGACATCGAGTTTGGAGAATATTATATGAAATATATCAAAGCGAACGCTGATTTAGACATCAAAATAATCGAAGAGAGATACCACAATGAACTTTTAAATTGCCGATTAAAAGGGTGCTATAATGAGAGTTTGCTTTTATTAATTTTAACAATTGAAAATATATTAACAAGCAATGACGAAAATACGGAACTATACAAACTTGCGTCTAAGTATAAAACTATATTTGAAACAAACAAATTGACGGTTAATGATATCAACGCATTTGAGATTGATAAGAAGAAGGTTGAATTGGCGAGTCATCTTGCTAAACTCCAAACCGATATGATAAAGTTAAAAAAGAAGTTATGAAGACGATATAAGGAGAAGGTTTCTATTTTTTATTATATGGCTACACGCTATGAAAATCTGCTCGATGAATTGAGAACCGAGTTAAGAGTTCGTAGGATTGGATATAATCGGATTATTCGATTGATAAATCGGCAAGAATACGATAGAATAACGGCGATTGTCGATGATTATGGAGTAAATAATGTAATCGATGGAATTATTACGGAACGAGAAGTGATTGGGAATATGATGACAAATATATTAAATAACCTCGATATGTTAAATAACCTGCTACGTATATTCAATGAAGAATCGCAACCGTCGCTAAAAAAAGCACGGAAGGTATTAAAACAGAAGGTGTTTATAAATATTTATGATTTAGTGGCGGGAAGATATGAAATGCGGACAACGAAGATACTTTTAATAACAGATGTGCGAAGCAACCCTGACAGAGTTTTCCCACTGGGAGTCGCTAAAAGAAACAGGGTATTGAAATGCTTCTTACGGCGTATATTTTAATATTAAAAAATGATTATATAAAGCGTATTATTTTCTTATAACTATAATAAAATGGAGTTCTGCGAAGTTTGCGATAACATGCTTTATGTCAAGTCGAACGCTCAAAATATGCTTGTGAAATTTTGTAAGCATTGTGAGTTTGAGAAGGTAGAAACGAACGCAAAGTGTGCGATTAAGATTTCAAAGACGATTTATAGCGAGGACGACTTGCTCTATAACCAACACGTGAATAAATATCTACGCTTCGACCCTACGTTGCGTCGCATCAATGACCCGCACATTTCTTGTGCGAATGAGACGTGTATTCAGGAGAACGCGAATAAGCAAATCATCTATATAAAGTATGATTCGAAGAATATGAAGTATCTCTATGTATGCGAGAATTGCGGGAAAACGTGGAAGCAGGTGAATCCGATATAAAAATAAAAAATGATACTAATAGAATAGACATTACGTAGTATGACCCTCATATATAAAACCGCGAATATCGAAGATGTCAGTAAAATCAATGAGTTGTTGAATAAGGCTGATAAGATATCGAAGCCGATAATGACAATCTATGAGTTTGATAAGATTATGGGAATGCGAACCCAACAATTGGCATCAGGGGCTTCGCCCTTTGTAGATATCGGCACAGGTAAATTGGTGATTGATAGTAATATGGAACTGCGTAATATAGCCTTGCGGGAACTCGAAGAAGGGCGATTACCATACATTATAGAGAGGATTTTGTCGAATAAAAAAAAGGAATATTATCGGGTATGCGACTTGAATCTCGTGGCAATCCGCGACAGAATGCGTAAGTAATTTGAAGAAATATTTATTTTATTTTTTTTTATTAGAAGTAATGAAAAGTAAGGGTTTTATTCTGTATGGTAAAAAAACTGTTCTTAATAAAACAAGGAATATTTATGTTAAAGCGAATGCAGTGAAAACGAAATATGTGAAATATAAGGGCGAGTTCGTGAAATTAAAGAGTTTTGTAAAGGAACGGGAGAAGAAACTACACAGGAAGGAAGAAGGAGGGGTATTATATTTTTTCTATGGGAAGGGTGGAGGTAAATACCAAGAATCTATAAAGTTTGAAGACGACGTTCCTGTAAAATTAAAAGATATAAATGCGTTAATCGATACATTCAAAAATCAGGGAAATTATAGTAAATATAATGAAATATGTAATTTCATATATACTTATAATGATTACTTCGGCATATATTTTATCAAACCGTTTATAATCATCAAGGAGGGACATAATATAATTTTAAAGTTTTATTTCGCATACAGAGAATGGCGACATCCTAAAAATATAAATAAATTATTATGGATTGAGATACCCATCCATATCACGCAGTTTTTCACGGAAAGAGAAAGATTCAGAAAGGGAATGTATGGAAGTTATATTCATATAACCGCAGAACCGAACAAACTGTTTGCTTATAATATATATTCTTCTCCTATATCTAACTTGAAACACATCTATTTAACCGCAAACTCAATCGTTGATGTCATTAAAATGATTAGTAATTACGGTTATGATATTTTTAGCAACTGGGTAAAACACAAAACAGATGATGGTGAATATAAACACGTCGAATTTCAAACCTTTTACCTGATAAACGAAAAAGAAAAATGGCAACAATACAAGGGAAATGACCCTATGTTTAATCAGGATAAAAATATCACGGAGAAGATATCGTATGTATTACTCGAAATTATCAAATCAAACCTACATTTAATCATTCTTGATATTTTCAAATACTTAAATGGTGATGTAAGTATTGAACCACAAAGACTTGGTTCGTTATCCAATTTACAACGTATCTATAATAGAGAGACTAATATAGAATACGAGCGAACACAAATTTATTTGCGAGGAAAATCTACAACGCAACAACCACAAGGACGAGGACAACCACAAGGACGACCTACAACACAACAACCACAAGGACGACCTACAACGCAACAACCACAAGGACGACCTACAACGCAACAACCACAAGGACGAGGACAACCACAAGGACGACCTACAACTCAACAACCACAAGGACGAGGACAACCACAAGAACGACCTACAACTGAACAACCACAACCACAAGGACGACCTACAACTCAACAACCACAAGGACAAGGACGAGGACAAGGACGAGGACAAGGACGAGGGAGAGGACGAGGACGAGGGAGAGGACGAGGGAGAGGAATAATGTAGTTTTTTATATTCAAGTATTATAATGATAATAAAAAAATTAGTAATCATCATTCTATCGTATTATATATCAGGTTATCTCATCATAGATAAGAAGCACTATGATATCAATCATTTCGCGATAGAAAACTTCAAACAAGAACGATATAGATGTATAAGATACATAAATAATAACCACACAAACGAAGCGAATGCTATGAAAGCCACAAATATTGCGAAATATATTACAAGGTATCCATACGCAAAATGTAGAAAATATAAAAATGAATATATTGAATATATAATTTATAAAAATAATATAATCATATACAACACAATAATACACATAATATATTACATAAATATAATCTTTTTATGATTTGAGAGTTGCTGGATGTATCCTATACAGAATACTGACATCGAGAAGACTGTCATCGAATTTTATAAGAGGAGTTGCTGGATGTATCCTATACAGAATACTGACATCGAGAAGACTGTCATTGAATCATAAGAGGAGTTGCTGGATGTATCCTATACAGAATACTGACATCGAGAAGACTGTCATCGAATCATAAGAGGAGTTGCTGGATGTATCCTATACAGAATACTGACATCGAGAAGACTGTCATTACTATATGTATATATTATATATTGTTTATATAATTTGTAATGTTAAGGGACACTATCAATTTTTATGTTTTTATTACCAACTTTTTAATATTATAGACCGCCTTATTATAAATCGTATCAACACTCTCGCCCTCATTGAAAATCGGCTCATTCACCATTTCAAAATATTCTTCGTCGCTCATCGACGCCATTCTATCGATGACGCGATTTATCGTTTCATCCTTCGTATCTTCGAGAAGTATAAAGCGTTTGCTATTGAAATGCTCGACGACGTGTTGCGAACCCCAATAAATCGGCACAACACCCGCCTTAAACCCGTTAATGATTTTCTCCGTAATATAATGCCCTATCTTCGTGTTTTCCATCGTGATACAGAACTTGCTATTTTTATAAAAAGCCGTTAGGTTATCCGTAGCATAACAACCCGCCAATTTACCCCCAATATTATTCTTATACGAACCGCCATATATCACAGGCATCCGCCTATCTAATCTATCTAAGAAAATGACGCGTTCATTTACAGTCCCGTTCGAAATCACCGCCGTCGTATGATTATTCGGTATCGTCTTCGCGGGACTCAAATCCATATCGGGAATCGATTTGAGATAGAGCAAATATAGCGGAAATTCGACGAAGTTCTGCTCGGTATAATTAAACCCCAAGATACACGTATAGGACGAAAGCGTATTATACATACATCTCGCGTAATAGGATTCGCCCGTATATAAAAAGGACGCCCTCCACGGCTTGTGATTGACAAACGTGGTATCCGTAAATACCGATTCCATCAATATATCCGCGTCCTCGATAGTATGCGTGAGGACGGGTTCTTCGTTATATACATCCCTCAATAAATTAAAGAAAAACTCAATATTAATAGGGTCTGTCTTATCAAAGAAACCCGTCCAAAACCCATTACAGAATACCTTCATTTCTTTCATTATAATTTTATAAAATAATATATAGATATTCCTTATATGCTATACCTAAGGATACATCTTCGCCAATAAATGGATGACTTTTGCTCTTTTCTTTTCACTAATCTTTTTCCATTTTTTTAAAGTTATATTATGAAATACCACTTTGACATTTAAGTTCCCGCCACGTAATCCCTTTTCTTCTATTACAATATCCTTTATGCTAAATGGCTCAATGGGAACTTCTATAAGGCTATCATCGACATACCGTATTTTTCGAATACCTCCCGACAAATACTCTACGATATTAATGTCTATCGTGGTGTGTAAGTCGATGCGATGAGAATGCGAAGCGGGATGCTCCGTATGCTCCGTATGCGTATATCGAACATATTCCGCTTCGTCCGCTTCGTCCGCTTCGTCCGCTTCGTCCGCTTCGTCCGCTTCGCTTCCTTCGTCATCGCTTTCGAGTATCATTTGGATGATTATTTCGTGTTCTATGCTGTCATCGTCGATATACTGCCTCGTAAAGCACGGGTAGTCGTTCTTACAACAAAGGGTTATATAGACTGGCTCTTTCACATTTTTAAGCAATATCCGAAGTTTCCGTTTCATCTGCGAACATAAATCATAATAGGTGATTGGCAGATTTATATTATGCTTCACAATCTTCGTGGATGGTTCGTAATGATTTTTATTTTTAAAGCCTCTGTTGAAAAAATAACTCGCGACATCAATAAAGGTGCTTTTTATTTTATCTTTGTCTTTAAAAATCCCATCATAGGTATTCTTCCAAAAGTTTAAATCAAAACTATTATATATTTCATAGTCATCCGCGAGATTGTCAAAGTTATAATCGGTTCCGCGATAATTTAACTTCCCGTAATTCTCAAAATCATCCATCGCCTTTTTATACCCTATGGTAGCCATCTTAAAACGCTCAATCTTGGCATTCCTCTCGACATCGTCGCTAACGTGCGTTAATTTATCAGGGTGGCATTCCAATGCTATCTTTTTATAGAGACCCTTAATCTCCTCCCGCGTATATTTATCAATATTCTCAATATTCAAATGGAGTGCTTCTACATACATTCATATAAATTGCTTATAATATATTGATTGTGTAATCTTTATATTAGTAATTATAGATAAAGATATAGTATAGTAAATATCATATCATATCATATTATCGAATGGTGATTAAAACGACGTGGGATAAATTAGAAGAGGTTTTTCCAGACATCATAAGAGACCACGATACATATAGGTTAATATTAGAAAATATACAGTTATCACCGAATAATAAACTATTATATACGCCAATCGGCTTTCCAATCGACCTTTATTTAAACATTGTATTACTACGAATTCTCGATATCACAATACCTTTTAATAAGACAGAGCATATATGGGAAAAAAGCATCATTTACGTTGAGAACCAATATTATATAGACGTCGACCTAATGAATCCCGAAAATATTAAAAATATCGAAAAGATTACCCCATTCCTACTTCACATAATAAGTTCGAAAAACGTCAAAATGAAAAAACACGTTATCGTCATCAAGCATATCGACATGCTCTCGTCATTATATTGCGAATTCCGTATTATCTTAGAGAAGTTCTCGCATAACGTGGTATTCATTTGCACCACGCATTATATCACAAAGATTGAAGCACCTGTGAAGAGCCGTTTCAGTCGGTTTAGAATACCCCTATTCACATTCGAAGAAATACAAACTATATACCGCGATAACTTGGATATATCGATGAATGATTATTTATTCGAAACGAAACCGCGAAACATCATTAAAGCAATCTTTATTTCTGAAATTGAGAGACACCCCGCATCCACCGAACTATTGTCAAAAGAGTTTGTTAAACTTAATTTCCCGCCATTCGTCGAGTTTATCAAAAGTTTTGATAAAAATAAAAACAACTTAGAAGATATACGAGGCTTGTCCTATAAATGCTGTCAATTTAATATATCGATATTACAAATCGTCCAAGACTTCATTCGTCTTGTCGATTTCGACTATTACTATATAAATATCAAGGATTGCCACGATAAGGATAAATTAAAATGCGAAATCATAAAAATAGGAACTGAAATCGATTACTTGCTATCTCAAACGAATAAATGCAAAGAACCACTATATATCGAGAATCTGCTATGCAAACTGCTTCTCTAATGTCAAGCCACGCCATTTAATCAGGAGGCTCGTCAATGACAGTGGTTGAATTGTTTTTATTTGCCCCATACATAGCAACGTATCTATCATTGATGATGATGTCTTCTTTTAAAAAACTGAAATTATTATAGATGATGTTCGAAGCAATGAAGCAGTCGCACACATACTTCTTGTCATATACGATAGTCCAGTAGATGGAACTAATCCTCCTTATATACTTTTCGAGGAATGCGTTGTATATCTGGGAACCACCGATAACAAAGGCACTCTCGATGCTATCGTCATTATCTATATATCGCAAGGCGTCTTCGATAGTTTTAAATACGCGACAGGCGTCGGGGCGACCAGAGATAACAGCCATATCAGAAATCTCTTTCGTTATCTTGTCATAATCGTTTGCGGATATGATGATGTTTATTCTGTCTTTCAACGGGGACGGAGCATTCGGTAAAGAATACCACGTGTTTTTACCCATTATGATACAGTTCTTCTTGTTCTTGTCGTGGCAACGCATCGTGATATCCCTAAAATGCTTTAATTCATTCGGGATATTCCAGCACAACTTATTATTGTATCCTATCCCATACTCTAAACTCGACGCAACAATAATACTAAGTGGCTTATTCATTATAATTAGTTATAGATACTGATAAGTGTTTTTATTTTATATATATTTATAAGATTACTCCGATGTAATCCTTATTACATCGATTTGTATGTCTCGTTCATAATCTCGAATACGCGACTTTTGTATTCCTCGATTGTCTCATCGTCTTTGTATTCTACCATATCGCATACCTTGATATTGATTGCGTAGTCTTTGACAAGGAACAACTTCAAGCACGAGTGAAGCATCGATTCGCCGTTGTCGTGATTGTAATGTAGCGACTCGTCTTCGTATTTCACTACAATCGGCAATATCGGATATTTATGGACAAACGCCCCGTTGCTTGTGAATTCGGTGATGCTCCCCGGAATCGCCGACGTATTCCCTGAACCCGGTGCAATGAATAGAATCTTGTCGCCTGACTTACGGCTATCCACGCGTTCCTTTATTTTCTTGCTCGTCCTCCCCTTTTCTACAAATATATTCCCGAGTTGGTTGTTTATCTTGTCCGTGTATCCGATTGTCGAATAGATGATGACTTTGAGTATCAAATAGGACGAGCGTGGGAATGTGCTAATCAACACGAATCCATCGACGAGCGTTGTGTGATTGAACGTGCAAATGAACTTCGTATCACTATACAGATACTCCATATATTTACGAAAGTCCTCTTCGGATATATTGATGTTGAATGAAAGGATATACATAAATATTTTGGCGAACCACAAGATACCGCATATAATGTTGCTCTCGTTCGTGAGCGATTGTAAAACGTGTATCGATAGAATCATCATCGCCATAAACAATAGAAACCGAAAAGGCATCGTTATATAGGTTAGGCACGTCAATAATAAAGAGAGCATCAAATCATTTAATATTTAATATATCATAATACTATTTAGACGGTGATATAATCGCATACATATATTTCATATATTTCATATAAAGACTATAAGGATATCTTTATCTATTATTATGAATATCCCGATTGTCATCATCTGCTATAATAATTATCGATATGTCGCGAATACCTTGACGCAAATCGCGAAAATCAACAAGGACTACTATGCGAATATTATTATTTTGAATAACACCAGTACGTGTCCCGAGACGATTGCCTATCTTCAAAGCGTCAGTAGCGGCGGCGTGAGCGTTATAAACAATATCGGCAACTTGGGACCATGGATTACCCATTTGAACAATCGGCACATCTACGACCTTCTGCCCGATAAATACATTATCACCGACCCCGACTTAAAGTTGAACGAAAAGATACCTTGTAATTTTATTGAAATACTCGCGAACCTGTCGGATACATATAAAACCGCTAAAATCGGTTTAGCATTGGATATATCAGACCACGAGCAATTTCATACAACCAAAGAGTATATGGCGAACCAGACGATACGCGAATGGGAATCGCAATTTTGGAAAAAGAAGATTGCTACGGATACCTCCGCAACCGCTTACGCTGCTTACGAACTGTATGACGCCGACATCGATACCACGTTTTGCTTGATGAATAAGACGAACATAATGCGTGGGTATGATAATAAGATACGGGTTGCAGGAGACTTTACGGCGAAGCATATCCCGTGGTATATCGAGAATGAAGTGTATAACCTGTATGACAACTACATCTTGAATACGAATACAACGCATATCTCGACGATTTCGAGGATTGTCAAGCCCTATGTCGAAAATAATTATTTGCGAGTTCATAAAAACGACGAATACTTTTGGATACCCAAAAGGGCAAATAATCCGTTCTGGAAGGATATATACGGCGGTTGGAAAAAAGAGATGTTTGAAGTGTTTGATAGATATCTATCAAAAGACAAAGTTTTCATTGATATCGGCACGTGGATTACGCCAACCGCAATGTATGGCTCACGGAAATCGAAGCATATCTACGCAATCACAACAGATGCCGAAATCGCCGAGTTCGCGACAAAGGATATGAAAGCGAATTGTGCGAATAACTATACGATACTTACGTTTCTTGATTATGCGACGACGAACTTGGAAACGCTACTCGCTGATGCTTCGCTACTCGCTGATGCTTCGCTACTCGCTGATGCTTCGCTACTCGCTGATGCTTCGCTACTCGCTGATGCTTCGCTTATCAACGTAGATATTGGAGGAGAGGAAGAAAATCGATTAGACGAACTCTATGATATACACGTTCGACACGGCATCCCGCTCTACATCTGCTTTCATTATCACGCGTGGAAAGATAAGAACTTAGACCGATTTCATTATTTGACAGAAGATGATAAAAATAATATTATCGCAGCCGAAGCGGCTTCGGCTTCTCACTCTATCCGCTTCGGCTCTACACATTGAAACTGTCGCCACAACCACAAACCCCCTTGGCGTTCGGGTTTCGAAACGTAAATTCACTTACGAGTGCGTCTTCTTTCCAATCCATAACAGATCCGACAATCGCGAATACCGCCAAGGGGTCGATATAAATATTGATTCCATCCGCGATACGAATCCTTTCGTCTTTCGCGACCGTCTTAGTGTCTGTGATATATTTCATTACATAATTCATACCATTACATCCTCTCTTGTTGATGCTAACGCGTATGCCGCGTATGCTAATCGGCTTGTCTGGGGACGGTTTGAATCCTGAAAACATTGTGATAATCCTTGCGGATGCTGACGCTGATACGGTTATCACCGACTTTGCTAAACGAGACGACTTCACTACATTCATCTTCACTACATTCATCTTCACTACATTCATCTTCATTATTTTTATAATATATTATTATAAATATACTATGAACTGGGTATATCTGTCTGTGCTACATAGTATTCTTGTAGTTCTCTTAATACTCTATATTCGCTATGACAAAACACCGCATCTCTTGTTCCCTATCATTGTGAGTATCATCGTGGGTGCGATGAGCCTCGTATATTTTCTCTTCTATTATCGGGAGCATTTTACGACCGAGTTTGTGAAACCGAAGTATTACCTATATGCCTTCGTGTTTCTCTTCATCACCATACTTGCCTATTATATCATAAAGATATGTCCGAACCCCGCGTATTTCAGGGTATTCGCGACATTCGAAATCATCTTGCTATTCCTGATAACGCTCTATATACATCGAGACAACTTCCACGTATCCCCACAGTCGATGGCGGGTTTGCTATTCGGTTGCCTCGCGATTATACTGATAAGCCTCGATGAAGCAAATCATACCGACATAGAAATCAAATGATAAAATAAAAATAAATGTAAATAAATAATAACGGATGCTTTGGATACTATTATCGATATTTCGCAGTGTTCTCGTTGTTCTAAAAATACTATTTATCCGTTATGATAACACACCATATCTTATGTTCCCGTTTATTGTGAATATCATCGCAGGTAGCATAAGCAGTATAATCCTCCTATATTCTTCTCTTTATTACAAAGAAGATTTTACGACCGAGTTTAGCAAACCCGAAGTTTATATATATTCATTGGCAGTGCTATTTGGAAATCTGTTAGCATTTTATATCATAAAAACATGTACGAATCCAGCATATTTCAAAGTATTCGTTTCATTACAAATCATCTTGCTATTCCTGATAACGCTCTATATCAGCGGAGCGTCCGACGTATCCCCACAGTCGATGACAGGTTTGCTATTCGGTTGCCTCGCGATTATACTGATAAGCCTCGATGAAGCCAATCATACCGATAGAAAGAAAATATGATTTTTATCTAATAACAATAATTACATCTACGTTATATAATAGATGAAAATAATAGTGATAGACACTGGTTTAGGAGGGAAAGATTTTATGAAAAAATTACGAGGGTATAAATGTGAATTTGTAAAACCATTAGATACAGGGAATGATGATAAAATATACGTTCGCGATAAAATAATGAAACTGCTTCTCTCTTATTCACATACAAAGATACATTCGGTTATTATAGCGTGTCATAGTATATCGTCGTGTATTTTAGATATTCTTATTGAAAATAATTTTACAATAAATAAGATTCCTATTTATGAACCCATTGTGCCGATGTGTTCCTATATTATAAATGAAACACATAATAAATATAAAAATATATTGGTTTTATCTACGCCTTTAACAATGCGAACACGATGGCATTACCGTTTATTGAAATCAAACCGTCGCGTGATAAAATATTTAACATTCCCAGAGTTAGCAACGGAACTTGAATTGGGTAGGAGTTATAATAAATCACTGGATAGATTACAAAAACAAAAAGAGTTTATAAAAAAATGTGATTGTGTCGTATTGGGATGTACTCATTATAATACCATAAAGGATGTAATATCACAAGAACTAACGAGCAAATTTAATTTTAAGGGTGTTGTATTGGACTCCAATGAAATCTTAGCGAACTTCTTTGTGTTGAAAAAACATTGATAGTGATACGATGAATATGTATTTTTTATTATTTAAGAGACTTCATAAACTCATCCATATTTTTAGTTCCCATACTGGAATTACAGTTTTGACAAATGGGTTTTAAGTTCGATACAATCGTATCGCCACCGTTTGCCTCCGCTACAATATGTCCGCAATTGAAAGACATCTGAGTAATATCCGTCGAATTACAACACAAACATTTCGATTTGCCAATCATTTCGCCAATATTCGTATTCCACACGAGCCGTTTGATAGTCGCGGGAATAGCCTTCTTCTTTTTCTTTGTTTTGATTGCGTCATCACTTACGTCGCTTACGTCCTTCATCACAACGTCTTTCGTAGCCGTCGCCGTCGCCGTCGCCTTCTTCTTAAACTCTTCCTTGCGAATGATGTCTTGTAGTTCAGTCATAAATGCCTTATAACTACGTCCCTGCTCTTCCGAACCCTGTTTATTAAAGTTATAAATGTCTTTTACACAAGGGGTTATGTATATATCAAAGTATTCCTCATTCGTCAAATAATCATTATCTAATAGAGGGTTTCGAAATGGCGGATATTGCCTGAAATAATTCAATACAAATGCTATTTTTTCACTATGATAACGGTTGGGCGACAGATGTTTTCTAAATACCTCTATCATATCAATACCGATGCCATCGGCTACGGCATTGCCATCACCAACCGCACCGTTCCTATTCATCAACCGCTCTTCAAACTTCTCAAATAGAAACCCATTGACTTTTGTAAAGTCCGCAGACATCCCGTGTTCCTTCTTTCCTTATATACTTTGGATGATAAGTCAATTTTTATCGCGATTATACTGATAATCCTTGATGAAGCCAATCATACCGTAGAAAAATAATAATTAATTATTTCATAAACTATTCAGCATATATAAATCATACGATAAATAGGTTATGAAGATTAACCAAATTATATATGGTATAAATGTCAATGTTATAATTCTTATGTTAGTAAAATTACTTTGTAGATAAAATTGAACCAACGTTAATATAGCGAAGAACAAACTTAATATTATTATTATAAATCCATTATATAACCCATTTTCCTCAAAAAATACTGGTATATACATAAAATTAAATAGTAATGATAAACAAGGTATTATCCAATACTTTACATCTCTATAATATACTGTTGTCCCGCATTTTGATAGTTTGTCAGGAATACATCTCGAATCATATAAACCTACGCTATACGCAATACCTACCAATAAATATAACATAGACCATACGATATTGAACAGATAACTTGATGGGTTATAGTTGGGTTTTTTAAATTTCTTATATTTATCTTCTTCCCATCGATTACCATATATTGCTACAATCGTAATCCCAATCACTAACGGTAGAAATATTATAGTATATGATATTAATTGTTTAATAATATTTGATGTGTATATCGTCTTACAACATAAAAACTCTCCTACGAAACAATACATTGTATCCCTATAAGACATTTACATAAATAATAACGAATAATTTACAACATCGCTACCGATATATAATTTTAACGTTAAACGTGGTTCTTATACATCAGCGTAGAATACTTTGGGATGTCAAAGTTATAGTATTCTTTCCTCGCGTATTTCTTGTCTTTTATCCATATCCGAACAATATAATAAAACTTCTTCGGGCTTATCGAAATACCATTGATATTATAGATGATGTTCTCATCGTTATTGTTCGCAAAGTTCTCCCCGATAATGTTTGCACACAACGCAAAGAACTTGCTATCCAGTTCCTCCGCCATCACTTTAAACGAAAAGCATCCGCCCTTGATATTCAACTCATCCTCGTATCGCGGCATTATATCCAATCGCATAATAAAAAACATTCCTTTTTTAAACAACTCCTTATATGCCTTGAAATAATGGATATAATCCTCTACATTTGAGATTACCCCAACCATCTTATAACTCTTGTCGTCCCAGTTATTATCGTATGGGTCGTGAAAATACATATTCCACGAATCATTTAAGAATACCTTCGCTGCGGCGTTCGCTGCGTTGCTACTGTCATCATTCGTATCATTCATTTATATTAAAATATGAGAATATTCTTTATATATTTGATATCTAAGATATGAATTGGCTTCGCTTGTTTATCATAAATATATCAGTCGATACCTTGACAACTTTGAAATCTTTTTTAATTAAATATTCTATGATTGGTATGCTAACTTCTTCGTAATTATTTTCGAACCCAATAACATCGACGAATACCTTGTCGAAATCGATGGACTTTATCACTTCAAACTCCGCACCTTCAACGTCGATTGACAAATAATGTATATGCGATACCTCGTGTTCGTCGAATATCGTCTGTAATCGCCTCGTATTCACTTTAACAACCTGCGTCGTCGCCGACATCTCCGTATTCTCATTCTTCAAGCGTTCTAAATGTCTCGCATCATAATTCTCTATAATCCCCGAGAGCATCTCAGTATATCCTTCGTTCAGGTAGAAGTCCGCCTCGCCGTCGCAATTACAAACCGCACAATTTATATTCGTATTCTTGTCCGCCGTGCGGTTCGCTACCAACTTGTCAAATACGCCTTTGATGGGTTCTATATTTATCCCACGCCAGTTATTATTTCTTTCAAAATATAGCGTGTTATTTAAGGAAACGCCATCGTGCGACCCTACATCCACATAGAATCCGTCTTTGTATCCCTTGAAAATCGTCGTCTCTAAATATTCGTCCTGTTTATATTGCGAATAGAACATTGCCACAGCCATAAAAGGTTATGCTATCTAATCCTTTATATAGTTATATAAAAAGATAATGGATAAAGGATAGTATGGCTATACTCGTAACGGGCGGATGCGGGTTTATCGGTTCGAACTATATTAACGCGTTGCTACGCACCAAACTATTCAACGGCAAGGAGTTCGACTATGTGATAAATATCGACAAGTTAGATTATTGCTCCGCAGAAGATAATGTAGAAGCGGAAGCAGTGGAAGCAGTGGAAGCAGCCGAAGCGAAATATATCTTTGTAAAAGGAAGCGTATGCGACAAAGACCTCTTGCGAACGCTCTTCGATACTTATACCATCGAATACATCGTTCATTTCGCAGCACAGACCCACGTCGATAACTCGTTTGACAACTCCATCCATTATACAATCGATAACATCTTGGGGACGCATCAACTCCTCGAATCGTGCCGTTTGTATGGACGCGGGAATATCAAGCGATTTATTCACATGTCGACCGACGAGGTATATGGAGAACTCTCTACCATCCATTGTAAGGATAGCGACGAAACCGCATTGCTAAATCCCACGAACCCTTACGCAGCCACAAAAGCAGGAGCGGAGTTCATCGTCCGCTCGTATTACTATTCGTATAACATCCCTATCGTGATTATACGATGCAACAATGTATATGGCGAGAGGCAATACCCCGAAAAGATAATCCCCAAGTTTATCACGTTGCTACAAGAAAACAAGAAATTAACCATTCACGGCACTGGATTAACGCGACGAAACTTTATCTATATCGACGATGTTGTTAGAGCGATTGATATAATCGCAGTGGAAGGCGTGGATAACAACGTATATAACATCGGCTCGGCGGACGAATACAACGTGCTTGAAATCGCCACCATTTTACTCCATCGAATGAAAGGGGAGGACGAGAAAATAGAGGATTGGGTAGAATATACAAAGGATAGGAACTTCAACGACTTCCGCTATGCGATTGATACAACGAAGTTGAACGCGATAGGTTGGAAGAAGTCCGTCCATTTCCACGACGGACTACAAAAAACCGTTGAATGGTATTGTAAAAAGAAGTTATGAAATGATTATAACTACTGCTGCTGCTGTTGCTATTTTGTAATAACGCTGTTATATGTTGTAGAATACTCCTCCGACTCATTTATATTACTATAATATAATAATATAAATATAGACCTTTTGAGAGTAGAAATGGTATAGTTTATAAGATACAAAAAATGATATAACTAATACTCTATTAAGTAAACAAACACAAACAACATGCAAGGTATCATCAGTTTCTCAGATAGAGTCGCTTTTAATATCAAAAACAACGACCACAAGGACGTTATATTGGAGCAAATGAAGACGCTTTATAATATTAAAATCCTACAAAGGCATCATCATAATCTCGATGCGAACAATGTTAATTTTATATTGTCTAATCACCTGATGAACTTGCGTTCAAATGGCAATAGATATTACCTCTACTTCACGCTCTATAACAATATCGAAACGATGTATTTTATCGATAAGAAAATCCACCCAGGGTATCAACGACCGCGAATCATATTTGGAAGAGGCTTATTTGACAAGAAACTCTTTAAGAATACTTTGCTGGACGGAGAGATGGTAAAGTGTAAAGATAATCGCTGGACGTTTCTCATCAACGACATCGTCTGCTACGAGGGCGTCTATTTCAATCATAAGATGCTCCCTGACAGGTTGAAGGTTATCTATCATCTTTTAGAACATCAATATACACACGACGAAACTATTGATGTATGCGACTACAAGGTGAAGAACTACTTTTATATGTATAAAGAATCCATCGAGAACATTATGGAACTGTCAAGTAATCTTAATTATACGTGTAGAGGCATCTACATTTGTCCGTTTGATTTGAAGTATAAACCGAAACTATACAACTTTGACGAATCATCTGTCATCAATGTCGTGCGAAAAACAAAGGATATAACTGAGTTTAAAAGTATGGAAGGCGGGGCGGTAGGAGGAACTGTTCCTACTGTGGGAACGGTGGCAACCGCTGCGAATACCGTTGCTAATACCGTTGCTAATACCGCTACGACCACTACGACCGCTACGATAACAACAGATAACCCGAGCGTATTAAATAACGAAGAGAAGATACTTTATATTGTGAAAACAAATGAGCCAGATATTTATAACGTCTATGACAACGAGGATGTTCTCAATAAACCAAGTATCGGCATCGCATTAGTCCAAACCCTGAGCGATAGCAAATTGCTACGTGATTCATTCCGTGATAAAAATGCGATAACCAATATTAAGTTTGTATGCGTATTCGTCGAAAAGTTTAAGAAATGGAGAGCGGTTCGCCAAATATCATAATGATTATTATAATATTCATATAATATAAAAAAGGGCAATGCCAACTTCGTTATCTTCGCCAACTTCGTTATCTTCGCCAACTTCGTTATCTTCGTTATCTCCTGCGACACTACGAGACTATTTGCGTAGCACAAAGGACGACTGGAATTACATCACGCCCATCGATTTTTACAATACATATTATGTAAAACGCCGAGTCCGCAACGCATCTTATTATCTTATCGATTTGCGTAGCAACGCCGAGTATAAAAAAGGACACGTTAAAGGCTCGAAGAATATATATTGGAAGGATATATTAGACGAAGAAAACTTGAAGAAATTACCAAAGAACAAACCCATCTTTTTAATCTGTTATGTGGGGCATACGAGTAGCCAAGTTTTAACCTTGCTAAAATTACTGGGCTACAATGTCATAAGCATAAAGTATGGATATGGGCTATCACCCGTCAAACACGTTCCGAACGTTCCGAACGTTCCGAACGTTCCTATCGCGGGATGGCTGGATTACGGACTACCTGTCGTTGCCAGTCGCAGACCTTAGTCCTAAGTAGTCCTTGATATCATCGTCGGATAGTTTCGTTTTCCCTTCGTATGTATAGGCTAATTTTTCTTCCAATAAGATTTCGGAAACGCTCTTGGCGTCATCCTTGTTCTTATATATAGTCGCTAAAACTCTGCCATACTTATCCTTCGCACAACATTCGACCCATACTAAATAGACGTCCGTATCCAAGATGTTTTTTATATCGTTCTTCGCGATAACCTTCTTATCGGTTAGTATTTCAAACAACCTGTCCCTCGCCTTTATAGCGTTCTCTTGTAGCACCTTGTCTTTGCTTCGAATCTCACACGTATCGATGCCATTCAATCGTATCGTGAATTTATAATACGAACCGAAGGCGTTCAAGACAACCTTCACTGTGTCGCCGTCATAGATTTCGACCAGTCTGCCAAAGGTTTTTAATCCATTGACAGACAACTCAGGTGTCGAACCTCCGTATTGCCTGAAATCTTCTTTGCTCACGCCGCTCACGCCGCTCACGCCGCTCATTGTTTATGTTATTTGTTATAGATAACAGTTATGATACACTTAAATCATTTTTTAGTTTTTAGTAATATTGATTAACTACATACACCCCCAAACCAAACCTTCTGATTTTGTTTATCATTCGCATACGCCTCATCTGTATCATATCTATGCCAATCCACATCTCTCATCTTTGGTTCGCTAAACTCGTCATTATAAGTACGCACCTCCACAGACGGAAACGCGTAGTTATAAAATGTGCTTACGCCTTTGTCCCTTGCGAGAAAGAAAACGATACGATTAAAACGTTGCCTAAATAACCTTGCTACCGATATACCTCTTGCGTTTTTTGGACTTGCTACCTTGAATATTTCTCTTGAAGCACTCTGTTTCGATAATCGATACGTATAAGTAGAAGCGTCATTGAATACTATATTATTCATATTATATATGAACTCGTCAATACTATGATATCCAAAATGTGGTTTTTCTAATCTACTTATCGTGGTAGCGTCAAGCAGATTATCCCGCATAAATAAATAGAGAATAACGCTCCCAGTCCTCCCTTTACCCATTAAACAATGAACGACTACACTATTATTTGGTTCGGTAGTTTTAGGTATTTTCGATATTTGCTCCCAAGCAGAGATACAACCTGGGGACATATCAAAATAATTTGTTATTCTATGATACTTTTTAGGCATATCTGGAACAATCGCATTCATTACACTATTATATACAATATGACTTGAATGCGTATCATAAGGATTACATCCAACTCCAAATTTCAAATCTGGATGATTTATATTTGTTTTAGAACAGTCTTGTAAATCTACAATTGAATATATTTTTTCGATATCTATTAAATACAACATTGATTCTAAAAGTTCCATTTTATTGAATTGAGGCGGTAGTTGCATACCGTATAAATGTAATCTGTCATTTATTTTATAAAGTCGAACACCACTCTGTGTATAGGATATATTACGTGATACGCTGGAAAAATCACTATATAAATTACAAAATTTTATACTATGTTTGTAAGCATTCCTTGTTGATTTTGGTTCTAATACAGCATTTTCAAAAGCAGTATTAAACCTATCCTTATTTGTTTCATTATATATAGAATGACTATCGTCCGCAGAATCTAATACCCTTTTCTTTATTACCTTTAATGCCGTATCTATTTCGTCTGTCGTCATAGGATGCAAACTGATTTGTACTGGTGTTGCTGGTGTCGCTGGTGTCGCTGGTGTCGCTGGTGTCGCTGGTGTTTTTGGTGTCGCTGGTGTCGCTGGTGTTTTTGGTGTCGCTGGTGTCGCTGGTGTCGCTGGTGTCGCTGGTGTCGCTGGTGTGGTTGCTTCCTTTATAATTCTCGATTTTTTATTTCTATTTAATTTTCTCCGTGGTGTTTGTGCTTCTATTTTATATATTTTTAATTTTTGTGTTCTCGCTAAAAGTAGATTAGGCGTACCCGAGTGAAATAGATCTACAATTTCTTTATCATTTAAAAGTTGTCTTATAAATTCATCATTCGTTGGTAACCGCTTTTTTTTGGATTTGACAGTTCGTGATTCAAGCGCTTCTTTCGCCCATCTCCATATAATCTCATCTGTAATATTGTTTGGATTTTTATTAATTTTATTAATTAAATAATACTTTGCTTTTTCAAAATCAATACCACCTCCACCTTGTTGTTTATCCTCTGTATTGTTTTCAACCATTATATAATACCACGCTTTCCACCATCTTAATCTTAATATTTCTTTTTCTTCTGTTGTAGGTTCTCCTCTTGTAGGTCTAATATCGTCTTCTTCTAAGTTTTCATTTAATAACATTTCATACGTTATGGACGCAGGGGGGGTATCAGGTTTTAGGGTTTTTTTCTTCAAGATATTCAATAGTTCCTTATTTGTTGTAATTTCTTCCGACATCCGCTTTTTAATGACAGGTAAAGACATTCCTGACATAGACATCGAGTTTGACTTTGCCTTTTGTTTCAAAAGATTCGACGACAATTCCAATATTTCCTTATTTGTTGTAATTTCTTCCGACATCCGCTTTTTAATGACAGGTAAAGACATTCCTGACATAGACATCGAGTTTGCCTTTGCCTTTTGTTTCAAAAGATTCGACGACAATTCCAATATTTCCTTACTTGTTCTAATTTCTTCTAACATTCGTTTTTTAATAGCAGTTAAAGACATCGTCTTTGCCATTTGGTTTTCAGACATAAAACCACCTTTCATTCTACTACTTTTATAATATAAAATATTATAAAACAAAAAAATAATATCAATATCATATAACCTTATTTCTCTTTAACTTTGCAAACAATCCCTTCTTATTGAGAGGAACGGTTTTGCCGTTCAATTTCTTAGTCGTCTTGATATTATTACGGGATGCGATGGCTTTCAATTCCTTTACGGTGTATTTGTCTTTAACCTTCTTATATCCACCAGTCGATGATAATGCTTTTGCGTTTGCTTCCTTCGCTTTTGCGTTTGCTTCCTTCGCTTTTGCTTCTGCTTCTGCTTCTTTAAAAATACCATCTATCTTTTTATCTAATTTCCAATCATTTATTTTTCTTCTTACTTCTGCTTCTTTATCCGCTTTTATCTTCTCGGCATCCGCAATATCCTTTTTTAAAGCATCTCTTTTTATCTGATATTCTTCAATAATAGTGGGTTTATCTGGTTGGGTATTTACCAATGCCTCAGTCAATGTTGGTAGTAACCTATAATTTCCTTTTTCTTTCGGCAGTGTATTGGAGTTATCACCCGATATATCACTTTCTTTTTTTTGTTCTATAACAAATGGTGTTATTCCTATTCCTAAACCATTTAATGCTTCAGATGGCAATGGTTTAATACGTTGGCTCATTATCAATACTTATATTATATATTTTTATTTTTTTTGTTATAAGTAAAAAATAAAAATAACTCTATTTCATAACCGCAGGTAGCGATACACCTGATTTGTAGTTTGATAGTTCAAAGTCTTCGAACGCCAGTTCCTCAATCCACTTTATTTTTACATCTATCGACGAAGCAACATCAGGGGCTTCCTTCTTTATTATAACCTTTGGCAAATCAAAAGAATCGCTTGTTATCTGCTTCGCGACTTGTTGCGTATGCTCTTCGTATATATGAGCGTCGCAAATCGATAGCGAGATTTCGTTTGCGGGTATATGTAGGACGTGTGCGAATATCTGCGTTAGCAATGCGATACTCGCGATATTAAAAGGCAATCCCAAGAATAAATCGGAACTACGCAATGTAAGATGACACGAAAGTCCCTTCGAACTCTTATTAAAAATATATAAAATATGACACGGAGGCAACGCCATCTTTTTAAGGTCGCAAGGATTCCACCCAGATAATACAGCACGTCGGCTATTCGTGTCCTTTGACAACTCCTCTAACACGTATTTAATCTGGTCGATGCCTTCTGACGCTTTCGCGGTGGCTGTGGCTGTGGCTGCGTATTCTTTTCCAAACTTTCGCCACTGCCATCCATAAACTGGTCCCAATTCACCTTCTGGATAATCGAGTCCAACGCTATCCAAGTATTCACGCGTCGAGTTCCCATCCCATATATGAACCTTCTTTCGCTTCAACTCGTGGGCGTTCGTTGAACCTCTCAAAAACCATAGCAGTTCCTCTACAATCCCGCGAAAGAACATCTTTTTCGTTGTTATCAATGGAAACGATGTAGCGATATCCTTGAAGTTAATCATACAACCAAAGATAGACGATACCACCCCATTACGCGTCGTTTTACTTTCGCCGTTCTCTTGCGTCTCCTTTAATAACTTCAAATACCCGTCCTCGCCTTGAAAATACATATATTATAGATTACGATTATTGTATTTATATGATGATAAAAATAAATTGAAGCCTCGTCATCGAGTAAGCATAAGCGGTTGTAGCGGTGGCGAATATTGCGTCGTCGTATATTTGCGTTTTACACACGAGCCGTCGCAATCTTCGCAACTGGTATTCGCATTAGTCTTCGTATTCTTTAAGATGATTTCCGTGTATCTTAGCAATTGCTTGACATCGATTATTACAATAGCCTTTCTAACGTGATTCATTGATGATTCTTGTATAGTATATACGAATATAACATTTATATAAAAAATGACAAGAAATACTTAACAATATCAACATAATACCAAAACCAAAATGTATTACAGGATTATCTTGAACAACAAGGCGAACAATATTGCGATGTGTATTTATGAGAAAATCAAGGATATTCGGAGCGAGAATAAAGAGTGGCTCGTGAATAACACGAACGGTTATATCTTCGCTCACCTCGAACTACCATTATACGAAAAAGAATACTTGGAGAAGATTATATACGAATATGGGATACAGAAGGCGATTGAAAAGTTTATCCTAAATAAAAAATGCTATGAAGTCATTATGAACCTCGTAGAGAATGATGAAAAAAAGGTATATTTAGGAGTGGTCTATTATATCATAAGCGAATACTTTGAGTTTATGTCCTTCGAATATGTAGCCACAGCGTAGCCGCGTAGCCGTTGCTTATTGTTTCCATTTCTTGCCACAAATCAAGCAATTCATAAATAGCGTGGATGCTTCATCACCCGAGCGGGTTTGTAATTCATAATAACTAACCTTCTTACTTTTACAACGGGAGCATTTAATCATATCCGACATCGCGACTAACTTAATCTCGTACGCCGCTTTCAGACGCAATTGATTACGCTCGTCAATCTCCTTCCATCTCTCAGGGAATATGTCTTTACACAGCATATACGGAAGCATATGCGGATGAAACTCTTTTTTATGTATCATCCTGTCGTATAACTTGTCATTCCCGATATAACTACCGTTCTTAATATTCGAATAAATGCTTCTCGCGATATTCGAGTATATCTCTAAAAACATTTGGCATTTCCAAGATAACTGAACCTTCGCATTATTGGCGTAGTCGAGCGTAGCGTTAAATATCCCAATCTCTAAATCGCTCACTTCCAACTCTGACATTTGCAAGTTCGTCATCATCAACTCTTTGAAATCTTCGCGTATCTTATTCTTATTGTATCGATTCGCACTATCCACCGTGTTCCTATTATCCTCATTCAATTTATTAAACTTTTCAATTTCCGCATTTAAATCATAATAAGCGTAAGCAGCGGTAGCAGCGGTAGCGACAGTATCATTTGCCATATTGGATTAATATACTTGTCAAAGCAGGTAATATTTTATATCATTTTTTACATAAAAAATTGATATTATATGAATAGATATAGCATAGATGACTATCAATCTAAGCGACTTTATTACAGACGATGTTAATATTATTGAAATCTTCTTTTGTAAGTCGGGAAACGGGAGCAACGGAGCCGAGATAGACGTCCGTATAACAAATGATGTCGAAGGTAGCCGCGATGTAGAAGGTGGTGTTGAGAAGAAACACAATAAATACAAGGAAGAAAAATATAAATCGTATCATTACAAGGACAAGGTATATACATACGAACTGTCGAATGACAATCAATACGTATCATCGAAGATAACGACGCGTTCCATCTACACGAAGCCGAACATCTTCATAGTATCGTCGAAGATTGACAAGTTCCCACAGTATATATTTCCATGCACAAATGAGATTGACAACATATCGACCTATACAATCAAGGAGTTTAAAATCAATAACAGGATTTCCCTGATGATTCGCGATGATTATTCTGGTGTCAAATCATTCTACATCGAATATAGGCACTCGCCGAATGTCGAGATTGATAAAATCAATGAATACATCAATAACCTCATACACACCTACGCGGTTATGTAATGTGATGGATAGCATAACAACATCTTCTTTTTTTTATATATAAAAATTGATTGTATTTGTGTATTTATTAAATAATATAATAATAATAAACATGTCTTCCATCAATTACGCGGACTTCTCGGTATTCGCAGATTTGTATAATGATACAGGAGAAAAATGGGACAGGACACTGTCGGACGCAGCGTCGGATTGCGATGACGCATTGAAGGATTACTATGATGCTTATTGTTCTTACCTTGTATCTCGCAAATATAACACAGATGCCATCAAAACACATCGCAAGAATGCAATCATCGACTTTTATATCACCGAAAAGAAGTATGACAATTCGTTTCGCAAAGCGTTGGATACCTATTATATCGAGAATATCAAGGATACATTTCATAAAACGTTAAACCCTCCACCGTGCTTCTTTCACGAAGTAAGAATGGCACAAAAGAGGGAGGAGCGAGAGATTGCGACGGACGATGTAGCACAGCATTATATTAGTCTTAAACATTCGTATCAAGCGAGATATGAAGAGATGACTGCGACTGCCACGAAAGCGGTTGGGAACATTAGCGATACTATTCACGGTATCGAAAGCGACTGCGAAGAGGGCGACGGCAATTATTGCGGTGGCGACAATGACAATCACTATAACGACGAATATTACAATATGTATGATAGCGATTACTATACAGAGTATGATAATTATAGCGAAGGCTACTCGGACGACTACGACTTTAACGAATAATGTCGAAATATCTAATCTATTACAATGTGAAAAATGAAAAAATTATATAAACAAATGATAATATATGTAATCATAAAGTAATAAATAATGCCATCGCCACCTTCAAAAAAGCAATCTGTCTCCGTCTCTCCCGCACAAGCGTCTCCCGTATCTGCGGATATACAAGTTAAAAAGAAGAAGTCGGTTTCTACTCCTACTGTTCTTTCGACTGTGCCAGTAGTCTCAGTAGCCCCTGTTGCTACCGCGACTACTGTTCCAGTCGTTCCTGTTCCCGTTGCTCCTTCTGAAACCGTCGTTCCAGTTCCAGTTCCAGTTCCTGCGGAAGCAGTTGTCGCCGATAACGTCCTTTCTACCATCATCGACAAGGTTAATTTATTGTCCGCAGCGATTAAGGATATTCAAACCAATCTCAAAGTCCTCAGCAAGGAATACGATAAGCAACAGAAGATTATTGAGAAGGCACAGAAGAAGCGTCAGAACGCGAAGAACTCGCCTTCTGGATTCGCAAAGCCCAATAAAATCTCGGACGAACTCTGTGATTTTATTGGCGTTCCTCACGGAACTGAGAAGTCGCGAACGGATATTACACGACTAATCAATGCGTATGTGAAAGAGCATAATCTGAATAAGCCTGAGAACAAGCGTTTTATTCTCCCTGATGACAAACTTAAAAAGATTCTTAACGTTGGCGATAGCGAGGAGATTAATTATTTCATCCTACAAAAACTGATTTCTCACCATTTCCCTGCGAGTGCGAGTAAAACCGCGGCGAAGTCCGTAGCAGTCCCCGCCCCTGCGACTGTGTAGAGAAGCGAGAGAAGCGATAGCAACAAATCCTTTATTTTTTTATGACTATTAAATACACAAAATAAAAATAATCAATATTAAGCAGGAGACGTATGAATATACAAGAGAATGCTCAAAAAAACATAGACTATTACAAGGAACTCAAAACCGTAAAGAAGGAGATTGAGAAGATATATAAACTGCTTTCGAAGGATGAGACGTTGCCTGAGATGATAGAGAGCATTCAAAATGATTTGAATAAAAACATTAGTTATATTTTGACAAATTTAACAAAACCCAACTCGACTTACAAAGAGTTGAATCCAAAAATAACAAAGATTCTGTTCTTGTTAATAGAATTATTAAGAAATTGTACATCATATCAAGATAAGGTGAGTGATAATGAACAATTCCGTGATATAGAGTTTGATTATGATAAAATATATGAAGAGAATATTAAAATAATTGATATTAAAATTATGTCAATAGCAGATAGTGAAGAAATAAAAGGGATTATAAAAAATATATTAATATGTACATATTACCTCACGCTATTTGAACAAAATAAACAGTCAAATGTAGATAAGGTAAAAATACAAGGCATTGATGATATTATAAAAGACACAAAAACAGCACCAGAGGAAAGAAAGAATTACGAAGCACAAAAAATCGAGTTGGAGAAGGAGAAATATAGAAGTGTTCTCAATTATATCCAAGTATCCTCTTTTGAAATTTTTGATTATGTCGATAAAAGATACGAAAGTCTAATCGCCGAGCCTATCCCCGATGAAGATAATGGAAAGAAAGGCAAAAAAGAAAAAGTAGAAGATAAACGAAAAGAAGCAGACGAACTTATAAGAATTTTCAAAACCGAGATATATTATACTTTTATAAATATCAACAATACACGGAGCAATGACCCAGAAACCCAACAATACGAAAATGGAAATGAAAAGATTGAATTGGATTTGAGGAATAAATTATTAGAGAAATTGAGAGAAGAGTTGGATAAGCAACTAAACACTTTACAGAACATCATTAATTTTTTAGTGGATTCGAATAAGCAAGAATATTCCAAGGAAATAACAGATGTCAAAAATAAGTTCAAAGATTATAAGAAAGAAAAGGAATACAAAGACAACATTCTAAGTCTTCTTATGAATGAAGAAGGGGAGATTAAAAAATTATTAGACAAGAATAGTAACGAACGGAAGGTATTAGAACAGAAAATCGAAATCCAAAGAGCGGAGTTGGAAAGAGACAGAAAAGAGAGAAAGTTGTTTGGGACTGGCGGAAGTCGAGGTGGCAGCCGAAGCACTAAGAAGATGCTCGGGGGCGAACGGAAACTGAACAAGTATTACGAGGACAAGTATAAGCCATTGAAAATCCTAATCGATTCGGTTGGCAACCTGATACAGGAAATCGCAAAGATAGAAGGAAAGGAAGATGCCGACAAAGACCCATTTAGCAAAAAGTATGGTATGTTTGGCGACTCTGGCGATGACGTGCCTTCGATTTACAAGAACATTTGGCACGATTACAAAAAAGAAATGAATAAAATAAAATCGAAGGGCGTCTCGATTGACAGTTTAAAACAGGATGACAGGCTGTATGAGCGGTTTAAGATGAACGAATTAGACCCACAAGATGTTTTAAAGATTTCCTTTCAGGACAAGGTGATTTTCATTTGCGTCGTCTTGATTATCCGCACATTCGCGATGGTATTAATCGAACTCCTAATCGAATATAATTTCGTAAGCACCCTGAGCAGAGGCATCCTCATGTATTCGATTCTCTATATCTTGCTACTATTTATAGGCGTATTAATCATAAATTACGACTCCTATAAATTGCGTATTCTCGTGAATTACCTCAACGTCCATATTAATTCGTCCAATATCTTTTTTCACGTCCTGCTATTTGCCCTGTTTATCGGGCTAATCCTCATCATCATCAATGATAACGAGGGCGACAACAACTTAAAGGGCGTTGATAACATCCTTAACTATACCTACATATACAAGTATATCTATGAAATCGCCGAGAAATCGAACCCCGCTTCCAATCTCCTATTATCGCAAAAAGAAAAAGTTAAATTACAATACCGTATGGATATTATCACGATGATTATCTTCATCTTCTCGTCCCTCTTAATATTGATAATGTAATGTAATAATATTAATTATTTCGTATCGGGTAATACGTTAGGATTAGAGAATACTGAGAGCCGTAATTCAAAAGCGATGCGTTCGTAAAGTCCTCCTTCGTCAAATTATTCTCATTCAACATTATTATTTTTCCAATGTCATTATCAACCTCCAATACTTTTATATTTACAAAGGTATTGCGATGTGTTTTCAATTGCATGTAGTCATATTTCGATACATTATTCAACCTGTATTCATCGTATTCGAACTGATTCGAATAATCGATATTCACCTCATATAGATTCAATTGCGGACGCATCCGCGTCGGAGGCATCAGAATCGTATCGATATTCGTATCCATACTCTCGTTATCGTATTTATGCGTCGCGTAATCGGACACTTGGTTTATTTTAATGTCATCACGCCCAAGGTCGAGTTCGTGATTCAGGTAATCGAGGAAATTGACTTTCCATTTCTTATTCGCCAGATTGATATTGTTGTTGATATTATTGCCCTTGTTTATCAACTTCCAGATGTCCCATTTTCCCGACGTCTTGCTATATAAGAAGTTATACTTGAAGGTTTTGTGATTGTCCGTAATCACCATTGTTATATAAGGCGTCGCGTCCTTCACGTAGGTAGGAAACATAATCTTTAATGGCTCGATTATATTACTTTGTAAATCAATATTAACCGTGAAGGTGAGTTGGTTGCGTCTGGGATTGTTTATCCAATCTCTGCTATAACTATTTATAATTAGTGTTTTTTTATTCACATAGGTATTCGTAGATGTATTGAGAGAACTTATGACTTTCCCCATAATATCCACAACATTCGTATCCGAAGTCGTCGTAGCCGTCGCAGCCGTCGCTGCCGCTGCTACGGTATCGATATTTGCCAAGATTGTATTTGAAATCACCCGTCCGTGTTCGTATTCTTTCACTCGGAGCAATAACTCTTCGTTCGTTAATATATCGCCCTTATTATACCCCGTATTCCCTTCGTTCCCTTCGTTCCCTTCGTTCCCCGTATTCGCTTCCATTACCGACATCGGACTCGTATCAGGCACAGGAGCATTTATCGCCTCTATGTTTTTTGTTATATAATCCTTCATTTTCGCCAAGGTTATCGTGTTCAGTTCCATCAGTTTCACGGTATTATTCATTAGCACCGCATCTTTGCTCATCGCCGTTATGATTGCTTGAATGATGTTTTGTAATACGTCGGCATTCAAGGATAGGTTGTATTTTTCAAACAACATCTTCGTAGATGCCTGAATTACCAAGTTCCTATTTTTTTCCGATTTAAACTCATCAATAATCGCCATTGTCTATTATTTATTTACACGTGGTTTTTTGTTTAAGTAATTGAGGTTCGGACGATATAAATACTTGCGACTCGCAATCATATTATCATCGGTGATTTTCTTGTCGTTCGTAATACATTTTAAGAAGCCCTCGTCTTTGTAAGGGTCGGGTAGATTTAATTTCTTGTATTTTAAAAGACTATTCAACCACCGTATTTGGTGCGTCATCGAGAACATACCGCACTCCGTGTTCTTTCGCTGGTGTCGCGTCGTATTGAAGGTGATTTTAAAAGTATGATTCGGATAGATGACAAGCAGACTCTTTTTTAGATTCATTATGAACTTCTTCACATACGCGGGTATGCCTATCGCATTACTGTCGTAATAATGAGCCCCATAGCATTTATTTTTCGGGTCGATAATGATGAACGTAGAAGTCCAGTGCGAACCGTTCTGGTTATGCTTATCGAGGTTCGTGATTAACCCCAGATATTTAATTTTCTTATTGATATATCTCTTGACATCGAGCGAACATATCTGGCTATACAAGCATCGCCCGAACTTATCCTCCTCTGAGAAATCAATCGGATATACGCCTAAGAACGCGTATTTATATTGTTGCACCTTGTCATACTGCTTCATCACGTCCTCAATGTCATAATTACTGAGCCACTCCTTCCCATTCGCATACCACTCGATTGGCATCTCGGGACGCAACTCTTCCTTCTCAATCATCTTGATAATCTCTTTCGCTTTCGTGTCGTCGGCGAAACGTGCGATTGTGCCAGTCCAACACCAGTATTGCTTGTCGTCGCACACGGGCTTAATCTTTTCATTTAGCAGAAGCGATAATTTCGCAATCGCATCCGTTTTTTTATAGGTTATCTTGTCGGGCTTATATTTGTTCCACGTATCAATCAGGAAGAGCAACGACTTTTTAGAAAATATATAGGGGTTATTGGCATTTTTAGGACTATTATATTTCATAATTTCATTCGTAGTCATTCGTGCTATGCTATGGTATTTCTCTACATAATAAGCAGAAAGTATTTTGCGATTCCTAAAAATAAATATGTATAAAAATAAAAATTGATATATATATAAGTATATTAAAACAATAAAAGAATGGGCATTAATGAAGATTTTCGCTCATTTATTAACAAATATAAGGTCGAGAAAGGTAAGCCTTTTACAAATACGAGCATCGGGTATCCACGCATATCCATTTGTGTCCCTGAGGATAAGTATGCCGATTTTATGAATATCTACGGGTTGGCTCTTACGAATGCCATCCCATTACATTTTACAGAAAAACCCACGGAACCCAGTTCGCTCCGTGTTGATATCGATTTCCGTTTCACTATGCCAGATGACAAGTCTGGCATTTACAATTCACAAGATTCCAACTCGTCCTTAAATAGCAAGAGGAAGTATGACCGCATATATACCGCTGATAATATACACGCGATTGTCAAAGCCTATTTCAGTGTCATCAATCAATACTTGGATGTCCCTGAGGAAGCGAATATCGCCTACGTGATGGAAAAGCCGAAGCCCGTCGAGTTCCGCAATAAACTGAAAGACGGGTTGCACATCATCTTTCCGCATATTATCGTGAATAATAACGTCCATCACTTTATTCGGCGAAAGATATTGGATGTCGCTACGGATATTTTCAAGGATTTGCCAATCTGTAATGACTATGATTCGATTGTCGATAAGGCGATTATCGACGTGAATTGTTGGCAGATGTATGGTTCGCGAAAGCCCGATTGCGATACCTACCGTGTTTCGAGCATCTATAAATATGCGAATAATGAAACGGTGAGAACCGATTATACCTTGAACGCCGCGGACGAGATAAACTTTATCAAACTGTTTTCTATGCGTAATTTTTCTAATAATATTCAAAACTTTGTGAAACCAGAATTTGATGTTGAAATAAGTCAATATAGTAAGCACATCTTACCCGCGATAGACCAGAAGTTGAAGAGCAAAGTCCAGAACAATATTTTCGGCAAATCGTTGAATGCGAACCGATGCTATATTTCCGAAGATGAATTGAACTTTGCTAAAAAACTCGTAAGTTGCCTATCTTTGACACGTGCCGATAATTACACGGACTGGATTAATTTGGGCTGGGTATTGCGTAATATCGATTACAGGCTTCTTGAAACGTGGGTAGATTTTTCAAAAATTAGCAGTGCGTATATCGAGGGCGAATGCCACAATCTATGGGACAAGATGAGGAAGGACAATATGGGTATCGGAACATTGCGGTGGTGGGCGAAGCAGGATAACCTCGTAAAATACGTCAGTATCCTCGACCAAAGCATAATTCCTAAGATAGACCAGAGTGTCGCGTCGGACGGTGCTCATTTCGATATTGCTTGTGTTGTCTATGCTATCTTTAAAGACGATTTCAAAGCGATTTCCAAGGACATCTGGTATAAATACGACAAGGAGCGGCATCGCTGGGTTCGTGCTAGGGAAGGATTGGATTTACGGCGTATCCTCAGTATTGATATATGTAAGAAATATATGGAACGAAGCCTATTTTTCTCAGAATATACAGAAGACCCGACGCTAAAAGCCATCAACGACGAGCGTAGCAAGAAATGCCTGAAAATCGCGACGCAATTGAAGAACTCCAACTTCAAAGACTCGATAATGAAAGAATGTCGGACGCTCTTTATCGACGAGAAGTTTGAGGAGTTGCTCGATAGCCGTTCGCATTTGATTGGGTTCGACAATGGCGTCTATGATTTAAAGATGCACATGTTTCGCGACGGAATGCCCGACGATTACATTCTGCTCAGCACGAAACTCAACTACGTTCAGTATAACAGTGAGATGCCCGAAGTATTGGAAATCAACGAGTTTTTCTCTAAAATATTCACCAACAAGAATCTGCGGAATTACGTGATGGACGTGTTGGCGTGTATTATAGATGGTAGCATCGCACAAGAACGCTTCTATATTTTTACAGGACAGGGTAGTAACGGGAAATCGAGGCTTTTGGATTTGATTCAAAAGTCGATTGGGGAATATTATTGTATCTTGCCGATTGCCTTGCTAACGCAGAAACGGGCGGCGAGTAATGCGGCTCAAAGTGAATTGGAGCGAACGAAGGGGCGTCGATTTGCGGTGATGCAAGAGCCGAGTGAGAACGACAGGCTCAATATCGGACTGATGAAAGAATTGTCGGGACAGGACAGGATTTTAGTGCGAACGCTCTTTAAAGAGCCGTATGAGTTCAAGCCTCAATTCAAGATGATTCTAACGTGTAATGAATTGCCCGAGATTCCAAGTGATGATGGTGGCACGTGGCGTCGTATCAAAGTGTGTAATTTTTCGAGCAAATTTACAGAGACCCCAGATATCAATAAGCCGACTGAGTTTTATATGGACTTGGAGTTGTCTGACAAATTCGACCGATGGAAAGAGGTATTCATTAGCCTACTGATTGACCGCCATAAGCATATTAATCCGATGGCAATCCCTGAGCCGAGCGAAGTTCGCGTCGCTACGGAGAGTTATAAGCAGAATAACGATATTATCGGGCAATTCGTGAATGACCGCATTGTGATTGACCCGCAAATCAAAGAACCGCGTATCACCATCACGAAACTCTATACGGATTTCAGGCTATGGAGTATATCGAATGTTGTGAAGGGTAAGAAATGCCCTGACCGCAATCAACTCAAAGCATACTTGGAAAAACTACTCAACAAACCCTACGAATCGAAGGGCTGGAATGGCATAGGATATAAGGAAGAAGATGATGAAGAGGATGAGGATGACGATGAATAGGTAGGATGATGTGGATGATAAGAATATTGTTATATAAGGAAAAGTGATGTGTAGCGATTTGTATTATTTTTTATTTTTATAAAAATTGAATACTCTGAATACTCTTTTATATATTAAATATGTCGCAATCGAATGGTCTAAGCAACCGTCTAAAACAACTGGTTAATGATGGAAAAAATCTTAATGATGATAGTAGTTTATCTGAAAAAATATTAGCAGACACTATGAGTGAAATTATTCCATATGCTACGGAGGTTTTCAAACCACACGGATATAATATTGTTATGGAAAAACACATTTCATTATATGAATGCCAAAAGTTCTTTGAAAAAGCAGGTGGTTCAATTCCGAACCCTGATAATAAGAATGTCGGTATGCGTCCTGACGGAGGTATATTATTTGCTGTATCAGATAACAAAAGAATCCCTATTCTTATAGTGGAAGACAAGGTTCAGGGAACAAACGACACTTTATTTACACAAAATAAAAAGAGACAATCAACAGGTAATGCGATTGAAAGAGCGGCGAAAAATATAAGAGGGTGCGAAATGCTTTTTGCTGGACTCGATATATTTCCATACGTATTATTTGCTTCGGGATGCGACTTTCATTCCACTGAAACTATCTCCAAGCGAATTGAAATGATGAACTTTGGTTTTCCAAATAATTATATTGATATAACTACTGAAACTACGAATGAGCAAGTAAATACAAATATACGTTCAATTATTGAAAGCATAGACGTTAAAAAAAGGTGGGGAAAATGTGTTGTTTCTGTATTTATAAAAGCACATAAGTGGGATGAAATGGGACACAGTTCATCGCGTTGGAAAAAGGACGAGCAAATACATATATTAAAGAAGGTTATAGATAGTGTATATGAAAATCTGGCTATCTCTTTGAAACAAGATACATAATCTCAATCACCTTATCGCTTCTTTCTTTGAGATTTCTGCTACCTTTGTAGGTGTCATATTTTATTTCGTATTTTTTGACATTATATGGTTCGAATAATGTTTTCCAATCGCTCTCTGTGATAATCCCCTCGTTATTATAAGAAATCAGGATATAGGTCGATTTAGCAAGTCCATCCGCCAATAGTTTCCCCATCGATAGTACTGCGGTTCGATGTTTATTATAATTCGACTTCGTCCAATCTGTCGGAATACCCGAAATCGTAGAAATATCTACGGGTTCTTCGTTCTTTGCTATAATATTTAACATAAAATAATTACTACCGTAAGGATGTTGATTATAAGGCGGGTCTAAATACATAATATCGATATCATTCGGGAGTTCATTTACCAACACGTTGATATCCTTATTCGACGGAAAAGCCGTGTAGTTTGAATAATTCCATATAGGGATATCTAATCGTATCGCCTTTGTAATTCGAGATAACGCGTTTTCACCTTTGCCTCCAAACCAGCCTATATTGCCCTTTTTATAAAATCCCTTAAATACCCCTGCCGTATTCGTATTTATACTTGCCTTATTTAGAAGAGGCACTAAACAATAATTCACCAACTCCGTCTCTATATGTTCGGATATGTATTTTCGTAGCGTATCTATAATAAGGGCGTTCTCGCGTGTATAAAAACAACGCTCACCTTCCTTGATATCCTTGCTATCTTTTGGAGCATACAGTTTGCTTATGATACCTTCGTGATATGGTCCATTCTCGGCAATCTCATTCATACGATGTATATGATGTGATATCCGCTCCTTTTGATGCTCGGATGGATTTACAAGATAACAATATGCCATCAAATAAGAATACAGTTCCATATCATTCGTATAAAGATTATCGGATAGATAAGACAGTTCCCTCGATACAACAGAAGAACCCGCAAATCCATCCACGATATTCAATTTATCCTTCGATAAAATAACTCGCACTTCATCGACAATATCGCGAATATATGAAACCAACTTCCTCTTATTACCGATACACGTTAGCATCGTTTGATATACAAACGTTTTCTTATTATGGGTATCGTCATTAACAGTTTCATTCTCATCAGACGAGGATGTAAGTAATAAAATTAAATCTGCCTTGCTTTTCCCTGAATAACCTTTGATATTATTTATTTTACAAAGGGATACTAATTCTGCTCTTGATTTTTCGCGATTCATTATAATTGATGTTGTTTGATAGTATTTGATAGTATTTATATCAATTTTTTAGATACTTTCTAAAAAATGATAAATAGATTTATACAAAAGAGCAAATGAATCGATATAAAAAAGATAGATTCGTGTTGTTTCTTGATTCTCTTACAACAATTATTACAATTTTGAGATACCTATGCTTAATCGCCTACATACTATTATACATACTATATAGCCTATATAGCGTTTCTTACATAATCAGCGAAGCAATGATGCCGCGAAGTAGCGAAGCAACGATACCGATTAGACTTCCGACGGGTTCGTGAGGTATTTAATCCATACCTCCTTGGGATATTTAGACTTCCTTAAATTGAGATAGAAACCCAGTTCGACTGCTTGGTCGTAAAAGCCCTTGTTTTGTGCCAACTGTCCTTCGCTATACAAATCTACAATACTTTTGAGCGATAGGCGATGATTAATCATATTGATATTCTCGATGAATTGCGTAAGAATATCTTCGGTGATAATCTTGTTATTACTATTCGAATACGTAGATACAAAGCATTCGAGAACATCCTTGTTCGCATTTAGAATATTGAATATCTCTTTTTTATTCACACGCGGTTGTCTGCTTGTTTCGCACTGGTTCGACAATATAAGTCCCTTGAAACGCCTCTGCCTACACAGTCTATTCATAAACTCCATCACGTTTATATCCACAATTACTGGCTCTTTGAAAGGCAAATGATTATTTATTTTCATATATAAATCGATGCTCCGCTTCATATTGGTAGTCTCGCACTCATCCACCTCATAAACCCACACATATACCTTGTATTCGCAACTAAACGTATGGTCGTGTTCTGTGATATACTTACATATCGCCCCGTGTCTGTGGTTTCCGTTGATAATCTTGATGCTCTTCTCTTCAATCTTAGCCTTCTTGTCATATATCGCATCAATCGTAAAGGGGATGTCGTAGCCTTCGGTAATCGAGGCATACAACTCAGTTATCTTTGAAGAGTCCAAGTCTCTGTTGAATACGATAGGAGTGGCGTAAGCCATTAACTCGCGAAAACTCAGTTTTACCAAATATTTGACATCGCTTATCTTGTCGATTGTTTTGTCGGCGATATTAAAGTATGTCTGTTGCGGCGGAGACGGAGATACTTGCTGTTGCTTGTTGTCTGTCTTTTCAAACGCCCTCTTAATGTCGTCATCATTGAAACTCATTGTCTGGGTTGGGCTTTGTGGTTCGTGTTGCTTTACGCTCTCTGCTTTACTTATACCGTGTAGCATCCTTAATCAATTTTTATCCTTCTCCTTCTCCAACAATAGAAATATGTAGGCGAAGAGCGACGATATCACAAGTCCGCATATTTCGATTGCGGTATGGTAAGGGAACGGGTAGGCGTTCATCATCGCCTCGCAATTATACTTCTCGTTAAAGAAGAGTCCTATGATGACTAAGAATAACAATAGCAAGATTGGCAGTAGTCGCTTAACAACCGTAGGCAACTTCACGTGCCATAGTCCTGTAAGAAGCACAACAACCCAAATGTTTATTCCTGAAATCGCGTTATATACCGTGCCGATATAATTCAAAAATATATAGAAGTCCAGAAGAATCGCCGCGAATATGAGAGGGATATAAGGAGGTTTGCCACTAATGAACGATAACGCGGTGATTAAGGCGATAACGATGAGATACGAGGCTGCGTGAATGATATACACGTGTTCTAAACTATGCTCACCGTCGTCGCTCCAAAACAAATGCGAATATGCGTGGTATGCTTGAAATATGAATAAGGACAGTATAAAGAACTGGATTTCGATATGCTTTGCCAATGATAATAAATAAAGCAAGATGATACACGATATGATATCGATACTCGCGGAATAGGGCTGGTCTGCGAAGTCTGCTCGAACCTCACACGTATTAAAGGGAAACGTCTTAGGCGGCTTAGGCGATTCCATTATATATTATAGATACAAAAAATATATATATATTACGAATATAAAACATATACATAGAATGCTAAGTTAGACGCAACGTCTTGGCGTCGTTAAGCGACAGGGACATATCTCTGCTGTCCCTCTTTGCTTACGACGAGTTCGTATAACATCTTGAATATATCGGTATTCATCTCTTTTTTATGATTCATTTCAAGAAGAATCATTATATTTTTATTGTCTTCCTTGGGATATAACTCATCCACCTCCCTTTCTATCAATCCGATATTGTATTCGAGCATCAGGTTCATATAATCCACGAAATGTCTGCCTCGCACATATCGGTTGCGTCTCTTTAATTTGCTGAAAAACGTCGCAATGTCATCATCCCACGAAACACACGCGTCCCTCAAAACATTTGGGTTAATATTATAGTAGCAACCGTATTTGCCAGACTCAATCGTCATCTTCGCATCGTGTTTCACAAAATAGGCAGTGTCTATGAACCAATTTATTTCCTCCGCATAGAATCCGCCTCTCTTTTCTTCGATGACTTGGTGCGTGTTATTGATGAGGTGCGTGGATAGTTCGTAATACATCCTTAAATACTTGTGTTTCAAGAGTCTCTCAAAGGGGATTATGATTGCCCCGATGCCTTTCACATCGATATATACGAGTTCGCGAAACTTGATAAACAAGAAGTATTTGCTATCGACGTTGTTTTTGTTGGCTTGGAAAAACCCAGAAAACTCCATATCCTTCACGTGGTGATAGATGTATTGAAGCATCGTTTGTTGGTCTCGGTTGCAGCTTGTAGCGGCTTGTTGGTTGGTTGTTGCTTGTTGCGAAGTTGGTTGTTGCGACTTTTAGTCTGCTTCTTTTGCTTTGTCTCTGCTATATAAAATTAAGACATCAAATCAGTTTTTAGTATCGATATAGGATATTAGGACATATTTATTCTAAAATTGATTATTATTCCATATATACTATAACAAATGGAAAGCAAACACCAAGCGAAGCAAGAAGTTCAAGAAAGTTATGCGAAATATATGAAACGCATCAAAAACAAAAAGATAAATAGCAATGGCAATAGCAATAGCGGCGGCAACGGCAATGTATGTTTTCTATGCGGACGCAAAGGACACTACGGTTCGCAAACATCCTGTTTTGCTGCGAATCGCTATGATGCGAATCAAATAAGGAAGGGGGTGATATTATAATTGACGAACTACATTCCTGATGCTTCTCTCGCTATCCTCCAAGTTCGACAAGTATGGGGCAAACTTCTTGGGTGTGCGTATGAGATTGTCGCAGATGATTTGGAATAGGTCGCCATTCATATCCTTCTTTTCGTAAAACGCAAAGAGGTTAATGAGGTTTCGTTTGTCCTCTTCGATTGCCGAGATTTCGTCGAGTTCTTTTTCCATTAGCATAGCGTTATAGGCGATTGCGAGATTTGTATAGTTAATCACTCGTTTTTTATAAACGACTGATAATACGTATCCAATGTTTTTTTGTAAATTATAGTTGAAAAACTCAATCTCCGAGGCGGTATGGACGTACTTACGTTTACCAGTATCGTCTAACCACAACGAATGAGGGTCTGTCAATACATAGGGGTTTATCTTATAATAGCAATACTGTTTGTCCGTTTTAACTTCGTCATTCAAGATATACGCACAATCCACATACCAATTGCGTCGCCCCTTGTATATGCGTGTGATTTCCGCGTCCCAAATGCTACTTCCGTCTTCGCTAATTTTTTCAACAATCTTATTTTTATCCTTCACAAACAGAAGCGATAGGTCGTAATACATCTTTAATTTCTGGTTTTTCAACATTTCTTCAAAGGGCATAACGATACTACCCACGTTTTTAACATCGATATAGATGTTGTTTTTACACTTTATGAAAAGGAAATATTTGAGATATATAACTCGGTCTCCTTGGACGTTCGTTGTCATATCGAAAAGAGCGGAGAACTCCATATATGGTATATGATGAACTGCCATATCGGGATAACGATGATACTCGACAGACATCTTTTGGTTTTACGAAGCAGTCGAAGCAGTCGAGAGAAGCGAAGCAGTCGAAGTTTGCGAAGCAGTCGAGAGAAGCGAAGCAGTCGAAGCAGTTCGATACAGGTGTCTTTATTATTATGTGAAGACTATTTTATCAATTTTTAGAATAATCCAGACGATACATAAATAATATATATTGTCTATTTAATAGATGTGTAAATGTCAGTAAATCGATATGTTGTTGAAAGTATAATAAAGGCGAGAAAATCAAAATCTCCTCCGATACCTATACATCAATCAAAATCCCCTCCTATACGTCAATTAAAAGACATACTTAATGATAAAGTGATTAACGAAGGAGCGATATTTAGACTTTCAGTAGATGACTTTACAAATATGTGTAAAAAAAAACATCTTAGAAGTAAGATGGCAAAACCACTAAACACTTCATTTGATGATTTAACCATTTTTTGTGATATAGTGAAAGTTGGAGAGAACTATATAGATTTGTCCGCAAAAACAATCGAAGAACAAATAATAGCGAGAGAAGCGAAGAAAGCCCCGTTATTTAAAACAATAAGAGATTTTCCAGATGAAATAATAGATAAGGTTTTGAGTCATTATGATTCGATGATTTCTACTATCTTTACACGCCTAAAAAGATTTCTTGTTTCTCTATCCAAGGAGGTAGAAGAAGGACATACATTAATTGCGAAGATTGTAGAATCGTTTAGCGATGAAGATAAAGAAAGAATAGTCTATGGTATCACTATGTATTTTAATAATGGTGAGATTAAACCATCAGGGCAAAAAAAATATTTTGATGGGTTTTTCCCCAAAACTAATAATTTCTCAAAATTAATTAAGACTCTTATTCGCAATATATATCCTTCTTCTAAAAAAACGACATTCAATATAGAGTATTTTTCCCATTCGAATAATAGAATATATTTTAAAATTTCAAATATAAAAAGGCATTTAATTTCATTTATGAGTGAATATACACCAAAATTAGATGATGAGTTAATTGAATATATGTCAAATCTCATAGATGATGTGATAGACGAAAAGTATGTGTTCAAGTTATCGCCAGATAAAAGATATAAGATAAGAACGAATGACAAATTATATGATAATGGTTATTATTTGTTGATGGATGGGATAGAAAGAAGGGACGCATTGGGGAAAAAGGGAACGGGGGTTCTACCGACACCAAACAAAAAGTTTGTTGTAGAAAAAGAAAGCACAGAGAATGATTTTACACACGAAGAATGTAAACTCTGGGCTATGATGCCTATCTTTAACCCACGAACCTTAGAACCGATTTTAATCGATTCGCCCCTCTATAATCTCCTACTATCTAAGAGTTATCAATATGACACCAATCTAATACCGCGTATGATTACATCACGCGGATACGATGTTCTTCATAGTGTGTTATTTACCAAAGACTATTCTTATGCCTCTCAATCATCGTCATCCTCGTAGATGTGCCTATGACGATACAAAAAATGATAATTCGTATCAGTCATCGTTTGGTTTTTTGAAGCGGTCGAAACGGTCGAAGTTTGCGAAGCGGTTCGATACAGGTGTCTTTATTATTATGTTAAGACTATTTTATCAATTTTTAGAATAATCCAGACGATACAAATAATATATTGTCTTTTTAATAGATAGATAAATGTCCGTAAATCGATATGTTGTTGAAAGTATAATAAAGGCAAGAAAATCAAAATCTCCTCTGATACCTATACATCAATCAAAATCTCCTCCGATACGTCAATTAAAAGACATACTTAATGATAAAGTAATTAAAGAGAATGGTATATTTAGGCTTTCTGTAAATGATTTTATTAAAATGCGTAATAACGTCGTACTACGCCGTATGATGACAAAACCGTTAAATACTAACCTACAAAAACTTACTATATTTTGTAATATTATAGCAGTGGAAGCAAAAAACCATATAGATTTGTCAGCAAAAAAAATAAATGAAAAACTTGAAGCACCGCTATTGAAAACAATAAGAGATTTACCAGATGAAATAATAGATAAGATTATAGGTCATTATGATTCTATGATTTCTACTATATTTACAAGCCTTAAAACATTTCTTGTTTCTCTATCAAACGAGGTAGAAAAAGGGCATACATTAATCGCAAATATTGTTGCATCGTTTAGCGATGATGATAAAACAGATATAGTCAATAATATCCGTATTTTTTTTAAAGAACAAAATATAACAGTAAACCAACAAAAAAAATATTTTAATGGGGATTCCCCTAATACTGATGATTTCTCAAAATTAATTAAGACTTTTATTCGTAATATATACTTGCGTTCTCTATATCCTTCTTCTATAAACACGACATTCAATATTTTATTTCTAAATATTGAATATTTTTCCCAATTATATTTTGAAGATACCAAATTGCCATCAAATATAAAAGAGCAATTATTTTCATTTATGACTGAATATACACCAAAATTAGATGATAGGTTAGTTAGATATATGTCATATCTCATAGATGATGTGATACACGAAGATTATGTGTTCAAGTTATCGAAAGATGATAGAGATAAGGCGAAAACCGATGACAAATTATATAATAATAATTATTATTTGTTGATAGAAGGAATAGAAGTAAAGAACACAATGGAACAAAAAGGAGAAGTAGTGGGAACGGGGGTGCTGACACCAAACAAAAGGTTTGTTATAGAAAAAGAAAACACTGATAATAATTTTACACACGAAGAATGTAAAATGTGGGCTATGATGCCTATCTTTAATCCGCGAACCATTACACCGATTTTAATTGATTCGCCTCTCTATAATCTCCTACTATGTAAGAGTTATCATTATGATAAGAGTTTAATACCGCGTATGATTACATCACGTGGATATAAAGTTATTTACGGAGTGTTATTTACCAAAAACTCTGAATCATCGTCGTCAAGTCCTCATAGCGGTCAGTATATGTAAAGCGAAATGACTATGGCGATACAATTATATGCTAATAATATGAACAAAAATAGATATAAATAATATCTATATAAACATAAACAAATGACATCGGTATCGACATCACATCTTACTCCTCTCGTGGCGATTGTATGCTACTTAGCGTATCCCAAGCATCTACGCATAAATCCTGATTTACTCTATAAGGTATCAGTTATTCACAACGCACTACTTGTGATGTATAGTGCTTGGACGTTCGCGTCGCTATCTCGTATCTTGTATAACGACGGAATCGTCTTCAAGTCTAATTATTATTTTCAAAATCCGCAATTCGATACGATTATCTATTGGTTTTATATCTCTAAATATTACGAGTTCGCCGATACGTTTTTATTGTATCTCAATGGCAAAACACCAGTGTTCCTTCAAAAATACCACCACGTCGGCGCGGTGATATCGTGGCATTTAATGTATCGATACCGTGTCGAAATGATATGGATGGCGACGCTCTTAAATAGCGGAGTTCATACAGTGATGTATTCTTATTACCTTGGTTGTCTATTGAAAATAAAACAAGTAAGATACATAAAAAGATATATCACGATGATGCAACTGTGCCAGTTCTTCATCTTGTATTCCAATTTCTATCTTTACTATCCACCGATTGAGACGTGGTTTAATTATGGGATTATCACGTTTTTTGAGACGTATGGAGTAGGCATTGTTTGGTTGTTTGGCAAGTTCTATTATGATAGTTATGTGGTGAAGGAACGTTTGGAGAGGATGGGAAGGATACAGTATATATAAGTTTGTAAATACTTTATTTTATTTTTATAAAAAATAAAAAACTGATTTATGTATTACAGCAAAATAGTAATAGAGATGTGCGTTTATGATGGTTGTAAGAACTGGACTGGTTTTAATTTCGAAGGATTAAAGGCAAAGTATTGCTCCGTCCATAAAGAAGATGGAATGGAGAACGTGAAAGATAGAAAATGCGTATATGAAGGGTGTCGAAAATGCCCTTCATTTAACTATGATAATGAGAAGAAAACTCTTTATTGTGGAACACATAAAAAAGATGGTATGGTGAATATTTTTGTCAAGTCATGCATCTATGAAAATTGTAAAAAAGTTCCATCATTTAATACCAAAAATGAAAAAAAAGCGTTATATTGCGGGGAACATAAAGAAGATGGAATGGTGGATATTAAGCATTCATCTTGCGTATATGAAGATTGTAAAACACAAGCAGTATTTAATATGAAAGGAAATAAGAAAGGGTTATATTGTCAAATCCATAAGGCGGATGGTATGATAGACATCAAGAATAAAGTATGCGTTTATAAGGATTGTATAAAACGCCCCACTTTTAATTACGAAGGACAAAAACACGCTATTTATTGTTTAGTTCATAAATTGAAGGATATGTATGATATATTAAACAGGGTTTGTAAAAGCGACTTGTGTAAAAAACAACCAGCATATAATTATAAAGGAGAAATAACCGCTTTATATTGCTCGAAACACAAAGAGAATGGTATGATTAACATTCGTTCAAGTACATGTAAAAATAAGGAGTGTATGACGCTTCCCAATTATAATTATGAAGGCAAACAAAAAGGTTTATATTGTTTAGCACATAAATTTGATACTATGATTGATGTGAAAAATAAAAAGATATGTAAAACTCATTTATGTCCTACCCGTGTTACAAACAAATACGAAGGATACTGTTTAAGATGCTATATATACACCTTTCCTGACAAGCCAGTCGCTCGAAACTACAAGACAAAAGAGAGGGCAGTTGTAGATTTTGTCTGCGAACGATTTCCAGAACATACTTGGATAACTGATAAGAAGGTTAATGACGGATGTTCTATGCGACGCCCTGATATATTATTGGATTTAGGATATCAAGTGTTAATCATAGAAATAGACGAGAACGCTCATCAAGATTACGATTGTAGTTGCGAAAATAAGCGTATTATGGAACTATCACAAGATGTAGGACACCGACCTATTGTATTTATTAGATTTAATCCTGATAGTTATAGAAAGGGAACTATAAAAATACCTTCGTGTTGGGAACAGAATATGAATGGTATTTGTGTTGTTAAATATAAAGAAGACTGGGAATATCGATTACACACACTCGAAGCACAGATAAAATACTGGACTTCGATAAATAATAGCACAAATAAAATAATAGAGACTATTCAGTTATTTTATGATGTGTAAAGAAAAATATAAAAATACATAACATATAACATTCATCATCAAACACTTAGCACCCTACGTTAGCCACGAGGTGGAAATGATTTGCGTTCGTTCGAACAAGATTTTTGTAAATAATCATAAGCAAGTCCCTATTCATATCTTCATTTTTGTCATAGAGTGCGATGACACTAAGAACATTCTTTCTATCCTCAACTTCAAACTTGAAGTATGTGGAGAGTTCTTCGATTTCTTCGCTCATTTCTTCCATCTTTTTGGTTTGATATTCGATTGCGAGGTTATTGTAAGCGACGCACTTCGTTCTCTTCGATTCAAAGACTTCGTCGATGATATAATTCATTTGAAAGATTTCCAAATCTTCTGGCGAAGTGTAATCCATATTCTCCAAGTCGAATGGGTTGATTTTGAAATACGCGAGTTTATCGTAGGTGTCTCGGACACCTTTGTCCCCATATCGATGGAGTTCATTATTCACAATATAATGGGTGTCAATCCACCAATGCCTCTCCGTATCATATAATTGATAATCGCAATAATCACTGCTAAATAGAAGTTCCTGAGTCGCAAGATGCTTGTCGTCTGCGAACATAAGCGACAGGTCATAGTAATATTTCCAATACTTGTTTTTTTGGAGTTCTTCGTATGAAATAACGACATCCCCGACACCCTTCACATCCATATAGACCTTGTTGCCGTATCGGATGAAGAGATGGTAGTCGTATTCATAGTTGTTCTTCAAATGCCTAATATCGATGAAGGCGGTGAATTCGACATTTACGAAGGTGTGATGGGCGTAATTCCTGTTCGTATCGATAGAGGAACAGTGCATCTTGCGTTCGTTTCGAAGGCTTGTTTGCGTTCGGGTTGCGTTCTTTCGAAGGCGGCAGATTGCGTTGAGAGTTGCTTTCGTTTGAAAAGGCTATCTTTTGGCAATATCGGCAATATAAAGGTTTAACATTCAGAATCATTTTTATGCGTTCGCATCATAAAATAGGACATATTGTGTCGGACATAATAAAAAATATATAATATACTAAGAATATTCCTTTAAGTAGCATTCCTTTAAGTAGCAAAGCATTCCTTTAAGTAGCAAAGCATTCCTTTAAGTAGCAAAGCATTCCTTTAAGTAGCGAATCCTTTAAGTAGTATTCCTTTAAGTAGCAAAGTATTCCTTTAAGTAGCAAAGTATTCCTTTAAGTAGTATTCCTTTAAGTAGCAAAGTATTCCTTTAAGTAGCAAAGTATTCCTTTAAGTAGCAAAGTATTCCTTTAAGTAGCAAAGTATTCCTTTAAGTAGCAAAG